GCTCAAGGAGTATCTGTGCCAATAGCAAGTTATGCTACTAACGCAGGATTTGCTAGTCAAGCTGGATTTGCTCAACAAGCCCAATATGCTACAATCGCAGGATATGCTACTAACGCAGGATATGCTAATCAAGCTGGATCTGCGCAATCATTAGCTCCAGGAGTATTTGTGTCAGTAGCAAGTTATGCTACTAACGCAGGATTTGCTAGTCAAGCTGGATTTGCTCAACAAGCCCAATATGCTACAATCGCAGGATATGCTACTAACGCAGGAAGCATATCGGGTCAAAGTGTAACGACTAGACAAATTAATGTATGTAACCTTGGGCAAATAACGTTTTATACGAAAAACTAAAAATTATCTTTTATTAAAAAATCTATTTTTTCTTTTACCATCTCAAATGATATTTTTTTAGAACATTCAAAAATGTCTTCTGTACCCTTTTTTCTGGGGCACCATAGCCAGTCACTTCTATCAAATCCATGCTCTTCCCAACAATTTGTGCAGACATTTTTATTTATAACTCTATATGGTGTATAAAATTCAATCTTAGGATCTGTGAATCCACCTATCATTATGGTTGGTTTGTTTAGTGCCCAAGAAAGCCATGATAAACCCGAACATAAACCAATAAAAAAAGAGCAATGCAATAAATCCGTGATTCTATCATGAAGAGTAAAATTTCCTTTATCTGAAGTTTTATCTATTACATTCTTATGGACCCCGTGAAACATATTATGCTCAAGACTTCCATACGTTGAGTGTTGGTCTATACATACTACTTCATATCCTAAATTTCTTAAATAAAAAATTGTTTGATCCCAGCCAGTAGGATTATTCCAAAACTTAGCTTGACAAGTACTTTTCGCTCCAATACAAACATAAGGGCGATTAAAATTGCTTTTTTTATTTTTAATGTAAATTTTTGGCCTCAGGTCTCCAATATAATCTATTCCTAAAGAAACAGCTGCTAGATGTTGAAGTGGTAGGTGTCTTTCTCTATTATATGGATATCCACATATAGTAGTTGTGTTTAGCATATCTTTTGAATTTTTCTCAAGAAAATGTATATTATCATACATTGGGGCAAAGATTTCTGAATTATTAATTTTGCAAAAAACATTTTTTTTAGTTTGCTGCTGATATGAATCAATATATGGCACCCAAGCTATAGAATCTCCTAAACCTGCTTGTCCATTAATTTGTATATTTGATTCTTTGGTATTCATAGAAACTTAGATAAAAATGGACATTTACTCTCATAAATTTTATTAACATTTTCTCTTTGTTTTTTTCTTGAGGGTATAAAAGACGTTCTAATTGATGGAATTATTGATTTTTCTGCTTTTTCTTCTTGTTTAGATATTTCTCTAACAGAGAATTCTATATTTTCATTAAGATTGATTGGCAACATCTTCACTATAGATATTCCTGCTGGAAAAAAAACGCTACTCCCGGCTTTTTTATGTATTTGTAAATTAATATTTAGATGTCTTCCATATTGAGGATTCCATATCCCTGGAACAGCTGAAAACCAAGGATTATCTGAGTAAAAAACCGGCAGCAATAAGAACGCCCATCCTTTTGACATTTTAGCTCTCCAGGGAGTAACGATTTTAACTATTGTTGGAAAAGTGTCTTCTCTAGAAGTACAAAAAGCGGGAAATTGATTTGCTGTGTGAAATTGTATTTCCGGTTCAATAAGTTTAGCGTTTTCATTAAAAAATGATAACTGATTAGGCTGGTGCCATTTAAAGGATCCATCAGGATTTAGAAATAATGATATGTCTTGCCAGGTTTTTAAATGAAAACCAAGATCCATTACGCCTCTGATGCCTGGGCATTTTTCTATAGAAAATCTAGACGCAGTAGGCACTTTATTTTCTTCTAGCCATTGCTTTGAATTTGCAGCGTGTTCTTTTACCCATTTTGGTAGTGGTTCTTTTCTAGCATAAATCGGTGGATTTATCTTTTCTAAGCCTTGACAAATATTGTAAAATTCTATTTTAGGTTTTTTTTTAAAATTAAAAAACATTATTTTGTTAAAACTTTTGGGTCAAATAAAGAGATTACTTTATTCATTTCTGGTACCTCGGCTCCTTTTAAATCTGCCCTAGCCAAATATTTAAAAAGTAGCTCTAATTCTCTTCTGGAGATTTTTACGTTAAAAACCTCATCTTCTTGCTGCCTGACATTGTCTTGATTATCATTTTGAGTTGTCATATTTTTTTATCCTTTCTATGAGTTCGAATATTTTATTCTTTGGTATGTCCCGTAAAGAAGATATACCATCTATATTCTCTTTGAGAAGCTTATTTTTTAAAATATTAAATGTAATATTTTTTTCTTTCATGAGTTTATCTAATAAATTATAAGGAGAAGTTGGATTTTCTACAAAAGTATTTTCTTCTATAATTTTAGCGTCTCCAAGTTCTTCCTGACCGACAATATTAATCTTTAAGAAATTTCTCACACACCTAACAAAAGCTCTATTCTCTGCAATTGCTGCTAAAAAGTACCTAGCAAAACTTTTTGTATTATTAATAGATGCATCCGCTAAAGACTCAAAAGATATTTCTCTATTCGCTGTTTCATAATTTGGAATCCAGGTTATTCTACAGGATGTTGCAAAATAGCCATCTGATGCCGCCACTACGTTATAAGTTACATTCGTGTAGCCTCTAATTTGAGCCAACTCCTTGATGCCTCCCAATAAAATAAGAAGGTCTTTATCATCTAGCTTTGAAACATCTGTTTCTTGGGTCTTTTGTCTATTTGGCACTAGATATTGAGGCTTGACCATTCCTCTCCAGTTAATCGTGCCGTCTTCGTTGTATATATAGCTTACATCATGATTATTAATAAGGCCATATTTATTTCTTGAAAAGATTTTGCTTGGTATATTACATTCTTCCGGCAAACTCATATAAGATTGGATAACATTGTCTCCAGATCCTTTAATATCTATAGATTTGGTAGAGTCTTCGAGCATAAATAAATTATATATTAAATATAATTACTTGTCAATAGAATATATATATAGATTCTCGTATTCTCTAGAAGAGATATCTTTCAGGAAAAGAGGCGGATTATTTATTGGTATATTTTTTTGCCAGTGATATTTTGTGCTAAATAAACCTTTCGAACTTGCCAGCACCCTTGAAGATTTAAACCAGAGATTATCCTTGCCTATTAAATCTTCTGATATTTTATTAGTTTGCTTTCTGTGAATAAGGCCAAGATCGAGATAATTTAATTTAAATTTATTTAAAATATCTTCTGGTAAATAAGAAATAATTTCATATTTTATTCCTAAGCTTTTAATATTCATAACAAATGTTGGGTCGTTTTGTTCGTCTATTTCGTATATTATTTGAATGATATTATTCCTATGCTTCAATAAAAGATCTACGTTAATATTTTTATTTGTAATTATTATAGATCTTTTAGTAGATAAAAATGAAGCTAGCGATTCTTCATTAAATAAGTAATCCATTCTAATAATAAGATTTGAAATTTGTTGTGGAGTAATAAAAAAGCCATCTGGTATAATCTCAAAAGTCTTATTTATATAGCTATCTCCAATATATTCTGTTTTAATTTTCGCAGGGGGTTGTAAATTTATTAGATCTAATATTTTAAAAGCTATTTCCTCTGGTTTTATTTCATTTATTGCATCAGATTCAATTAGATTGTACGTCGGTTTGGTGTGTTCTTGCAAATAAATATTTACAATATTTAAATCTTCAGACCAGTATGGTCTTTTATTCTCAGGAGGAAAGTCTCCATATACCGTTACAATTTTTTTGCCATAAAAAGATGCAACGTCTGCGTGAAATCCATCCACACCAAAATAAATAATTGAATTTTTAATTAGATAAGCTTTGCTTCTATAGTCTACCTCTCTCGGTATAGAGAAGCAATTATTTAACTTTTCTCCGTTTAATTGTAAAACTTTTATACCTTCTTTTTCTAGAATTGGATTTATTATCTCTATGACTTCTTGCCAAAATTTATATTTTTGTCTATTATTATTTTCTGGACTAAATGAGATATATTTTTGAAATGGTAGAGGAAAAAAAACATCAAAAATAAATGGTTTCCTGATCTGCGCCCCAGAATTAATTGCGTATTGTTCTAAAATATGCATATATTAATTATATTTGTCTATTAATTCTCCAACGGAAATTTCACAAAATAAACTCATATTAAAAATCTTTTATATTGAAAGCTAATTTATCTTTTCCGTTATGAGTATATAAAATAGCTCTTTGAGAAGATAAATGAGGAATAAATGCTAAGTCAAAATATCCTTTATGAGGCCCATACCCTTCGAGCCATAGTGGATTATCCATTTGAGAAAAATATTGTATAACCTTGTGAATGAATGGATTACCCTCTAATATTGAAAAGAATTCTGGCTTAGTGGCAAAATATAAATAGTGGTCTGGATAATTATTTTTTATAGACTCTAGAAGAGAAGTAGAAAGAAAAATGTCTTCTTCATTTTCAGGCATAACAAATAAAATTCTTTTTGAGGGGTCTATTTGGTCGTTTAAAATTTTATTAAAATCAATATTTCCATCTTTTTGATTTTCTTGAAGTGCTACCTTCCGAAAATAATTTTCTATAGCAATTCTTGGCGTCCCCTTCTTTATTTCTTCCATCCAATATTTATGCCCATCATCCTGCTCATTAACTTCTGGTCTTTTTAAGATATTTGTGTACATATATATTAACCATTCTGTATCGTCTTTTATGTCTGGGATCTGAAAGTAAGGATCTTTTTGAAGCTCTTCGAGTGTAAAGTCTGATTTTAGAAAAGGCGCAGAATCAATAAATTTTTCTATTTTTTCTCCTATAACTTCTACAGAATAATTTTTTATTGTCCATTCTCTCGCTTTTTTGCCCAGCTCTTCCCTTTTGTGTTTAGGCATAAGATATACTTTATTTAATTGTTTTGCTATAGAATTTGGTTTTGTAGAAGCTTTTATAAATTCTGTTCCGTGCTCCCTGTATTCGCTCCATTCTAAAGGCAAAGAGCAAGCTTCTTCACAACACATTTCTTCGCCACAAGAATAATTTGTGACTAAAGTAATTAATTCGGTTAATTTAGCTTCTTGAATTGGTATTTCCTGCCCTCCACTAGTAAATGGATGGCAATATACATCCATGAGGTTATAAATCTCATTTAATTGCTCCTCTGTAACGCCTAAAGATACGCTGGTTGTAGATTGACATTTTTCGCACCGGCAATAAGGGCAAGATACATCTTCTCCAACAAATTGTTTCACTTCATATTTACCGCATTGACCACATGTATAAGTGGTCAAAATTTCTCTAGGATCTAATTCATATTCTTTTGTTAATTTTGGAATATTCCATCCTTCTTTCCACGAAGTATGCAAAAATAAAAATGTATTTTTTATTTTAGGATTTGATCTTTTCCATAAAGCATATCCTTCTAAGAGGTTGGGGACGCTTTTACGCAATTGATTTCTAAATACAAATCCTATTATAAATGATTCTTGATCTATATTATGCCTAGATCTTAGCGCTTTTTTTTCATTTTGAGTCAGCTTAAAAAATTTATCTGTTTCTATGGGCCCATGGATCGTCTCAACATGAGCATGACCTAGCCTATGAAGGTTCTTTGCCGCAAAGTCGCTCCAAATCCAATAATTTTTAATTTTGTCAGCTTTTTCAACCGCAGATGGAAGTATGGGCAATGAGTCCAAAGTTGTCCATAAAGCTGTTGTTATTTGATTAAACCATTTCTTTTCAATGGCAAAATCTATTCCCCATATGTCTTGGGCCGCAATATATACATCAGGCTTGATTTCGTTTATGACTTTATCTATCAGATGCGCTCCGTAGCTTGCCATTCTAAAGTTAGAAGGGTCTTTATTTAATTCTTCTAAATCAGATCTTGAGTTAGGAAGCGTACCCAAAGATTTCCATGGCGTTCTTGATAATTCTGGATGATTATAAGTTAATCCACAGCAATAATGTATAATTTCGTATTTACTTGTGTTATACAAATATTTTAGTAACGCTTTTGATGCCCTGCCAAAACCGGTCTTTGCAAGACTAAAATCAGATTGATATAGTAACTTCTTTTTTTTCACTTATCACCAAAGGTCGCCCTCTTCAGGGCCTTCAGCTTTTTCTGTAGATTTATCTTGATCTTTAGGACTATTTTTTAATTTTTTAATTATTTCGATTCTTTGAGATTCAAACACAGAGCCCAAAGCGTATTGCAAAAACTCTTTAAGAAGTCTGGCTTCATTAAAATAAAAACCTATTAGGTAAGATTGCTTGTTTTCGCTATTTTGCTTGTCTGTTTTATTTACGATATAAGAGAAACCTACTTGTTTATCGTCTCTAATATATGGACTAAGTTTAATTTGGGTAGATTGTTTTTCTGAACTATGATACGCAGAAAATTCGGTATTTCTTTCTAGTGCATCAAGTAGTCCGGCGGCCTCTGTAAGCGCAAATTTAATTTTTACGCTTTTATTAGGATTATTTTGATTTTCAGAGAATGATCCTATTTTTTTTGCATCATTCCAAGAGCTCTGTTTAATTAATGAGCTCCAAATTGATTCGTCCTTTGAATTGACTGAGAAGCTACACGCCGTCCCTGTATTTTTGCTATTAGGTTTATAAAATGATATCATTTATATATATTAAAACGAAATAAACATTTTGTCAAGTTTTTGTTGCACTTTTTAATTCACTTAGCTTCATATAAATTTTTTGGTCTTGAGTAGCTATAACCTCTCCAAATACTGCATTATCTTTTTTCGTTCCCTTAACGACGACAATATTCTTTTCTTGGTAATTTTTATTATTATTTAAAGATTTATTTGTGTCAATAAAATCATTAAATAATAATGTATCTATTGTATTTGTTTCGTCTGAGATTGTGACCCTACAAAATCTAGTTTTTCTTTCGTTCTGAGAAACCCCATTATATATATCCACTATTTCTCCAACAAAAAATACTCTTGTCCCAATTGGTGCATCCCATACTTGTTGTATTGATAGAAGGTTGTCTCTTTTGCTAGCGAAAATATCTCTTAATGTTTTTTCGTATGTATATCCTAACAGTCTTTTTTCATAATACCAATTGGCGAAGCTTTCGCTCTTACTATTTTGATTGTATATATTTAAATATGGCTCATATCTCTTTTTTATTGTTTCAAGCCTGGAGTCTTTAATAATAACCTTATTTTTTTCATCAGTAAATTGATTTAAATATTTAATTATTCTAATTAAATCATAGTCGAACTTTTCTCCAAATAAAATAGATCGTTTTTTTTCATTTATATTTAATAAATTCCATAATTGCGCTTCTAGCACTATCTTGCTTCTTGATTGTTTAAAACCCGTTAAGGCACCAGCTTGTATCAAAGAACAAAGGACTCCAATGTTAAGATCTGCTTCTTCTGCGGCCTGGAATATTTCAAATTTATTAGAATATTTATTTCGAAAACTATTTAGTTTTTCTATTGATTTATCAGAGATTCCTTTGACGGATAGTAAGCCAAATCTTATATCAGAATTTTCGATTGAAAAGTCCATCTCGGATTTTATAATATGCGGTCTCAAAAGTTTTATACCAAATGCGGCCATTTCTTTTTGGATTTTGGATATTTCTCCAATAGGATCAGGTTCGTGCCTAGTCATTTTCAATAGAGATAAAAAAAACTGTTGAGGATAATTAAACTTCAAATAAACTGTACACGCAGCCAATGCTGCGTAAGCTATTGAATGGGATTTATTAAATGAATAATTCGCAGAATCTTCCAAAATTTTCCATAAAATTTGTCCAACTTCTTTTGGAAGTTTATTTTCTTCGCATTTGTTTTTGATTTTTTGTTTCCATTCTTTAATCTCTTCGGTTTTTTTCTTGCCGACAATTCTTCTTAAGATTTCGGCTTCGTCTAACGAAAAGCCTATCTTGTTTGCCATTTGCATGAGTTGCTCTTGGTATAAAGCTACTCCTCCTGTTTGTTGTAATATTTCGTCAAAAAATGGGTGTATTGCTTCATATTCTTGAGTATTTGTGTATTTTGCATATGTATCCGCAAAATCTAATGCTCCTGGTCGAGCTAAAGCCAGTACCGCGCTAAGTTCTTCTAAATTTTTAGGTTTTACTTTTTGACATACTCTAAAGTTTGTATCCGCTTCGATTTGGAATAAGCCGTGTGGATTTTTAAGATCTTGCAAAGATCTATATATGGAAGGATCATTTAGGTCTATGTTCCCAATTTTAATGCCTATTCGCTTACATACATCGTCAACTACAGAAACACTTCTTAAACCCAAGATATCTAATTTTATATTAAAAAGCGAAACCCAACTCATATCAAAAGAAGAAACAGATTCTTTATCAGAAGAAAGTTCTGTGGGGCAAGCTTCTTCTAATCTATCGTAAGATAATAATACGCCTGATGGATGCACGCCTTTATTTTTAACTAAATTTCTTAATTTCAAAGCTATTCGATAAATTTCTTTGTTTTCGTCGCACCATTTTTTAAATTTATTAACTTCTTCGTAGGCATCTTCTATGTCTTTGACCTGTCCAAATATCTTCGGAACCATCCCAGATACTAGTGTCATTTCTTGTTCTGATTTTTCGCCAACTATTTTCCCGCATTCTTTGATTAACAATCTTCCGCTTAAGGTATTTAGCGTTAAAATCTTGCTGGTTTTGCCTTTAAATTTTTCTTCTAGGTGCTGCAATACTTTTTGCCTATTATAATAACATATATCTAGATCTACGTCGCACATTAAAGTTCCGTCAAGATACATGACTCCATTAATTTCTTGTTTTTTAGCTCTAATTTTAGATATAAATCTTTCAAAATAAAGATTATATTTTAAACTATCTATTTGTGTGACCCCTATTAAAAATAATATTAATGATCCCGCAGCAGAACCTCTTCCTAGCCCCACTGGAATATTGTTCTCTTTGCAATAATTAATAACATACCAAACCAAGAGTATATAATCAATGAAGCCTAAATCTTTAATTGTTTCTAGTTCGTATTTAATTCTGGTTATATAATTTTGGTGTGCCTTGGAGTCTTTATTAAGTTTTAAACTTTTCAAACCTTTTAAAGCTAAGGATCTAAGATAGTCATAATTTGAAGCATCCTCGCTGATCCCGACCTCATGCTTGTATTTGGCGTCAATAGAGAACTCTGGAAGTCTTACTCCATGGAATGGAAGATCTATCTCGGCAAATTGATTTTTAAAGGCATCTAATTTCATTCAAATCCTTCTCCTCTAATTCTGTCTACTTCCTTATTAAAAACCCCTAGCCCTTCTGCTAAGACTTTCAAAGAAGTTTTATCTTTTAGATTAAAAAACACATCAGCTTTTCCATTCTTCTTGCCTTTTTGAATAGTTATCAGCAAGTATTCTATGTCAGAATCTTCTATTTTTTGTATTAAATCGTATATATCGTCTAGTGAGGCCATATTATATTTCTACCTGCCATTTTAATTTATTCCATATTTTTAAATTTAAGTCAAGATCATTTAGTGCGTCGTGCAATCTTTCATAGTCATGTTCTATTCCATTTTCTTTGCCGAGAAGGGACAAAGAACTTTTTACGTCTTTTCTTCTTGTGTGATATATCTTATATTGATATTCCAAAAGGTCTTGCTTGCTTTTGTATGGAATACCATACTTTATTCCTCTGGCTAGGCAATTTGTATCTACTACTTTATTCATAAGGTGATCCCAGTGACACCCCATTTTTTGATATAATTCTTTTATTAAATAAATATCAAAGCCTAGTATGTTATGACCAATTATATAATCTGCGTGATCTAGCCAATCTTTTATTGTTGGAAAAACCTCTTCGATTTTTAGCCCCAATTTTTTTACTTTATTATGATCATATCTCGTTATTCTTGCTGCATCTTCACTTATTTTGAGATTCGTATCCCAATTAATGTAATAATTTTTACTATCTACTTTAGAATCGCCTCTAGCTTTAACTAGTCCAATCTGCCAAGGAAGATTATGACAAAAATTTAAACATAAATTAAATGTTTCGCAATCTATAAGAACAAAAGTTTTGTTTTTATTATATCTTAATAAATGTTCATCCATTGATTGCTTTCTCCTTCCAGCTTTCAAAAGAGAAGTCATTGCTTGTCATATGTTCTATTTCTGGCTTGTTGAGGTTAGTCCTGGAATTAATACATCTAAATGTCAAATAAGCTTTAAAATCAGATTTAAGTTTGTAATAGATGCTTTTGACATTAAGTGATGGAAAATTGTTTGTACCGCAATATTCTAAAACTTTTTGTTTAATTAAACCATCGAATGGCATATTATTCGATTCCAGAAAAAAGATTGGAGAGCAAAAGTCTATCTGAGGCGCACAGAGGTTATTTTTTAATAAATTATTAAATATAAAAGAATCGTAAAATGGAACACAAAGCAACAATTCTTTGTCGCCCCATATAGACTTTAATGTTTTATAATCTATCCTGGGCTCATAATAAAAACCATTTTTCGAAGCAATGCTAAATATTTTAATAAGTTTTTTATATCCACTATTATTTTTAAAAAAGATAATAAACTTACAATTTTTTGATCTGCTCTCTTCGCTTTTATCTTCCATATTATCTGTAATAGTTATTCTGAGCCCATAGTGTAATTTAATTTTATTTTTTTTACAATGCGTATAAGCCTGTAAAAATGATGTCATATTGTCTTCTACTAGAAATAATTCTTTTAAAGAATTATCTTTAACAATATTTATAATAGAGTCTGGGTAAGATTCTGCTTGGGGTTCGTTTTCTAAAGTTAATATTGATCTTCCTATACTGTAGTGTGATTTAAATAAAGGTAATATATCCATAAGATAATTGTATTGATAATATTTATCTTGTCAATCCAAAAATTCGTCTTTTATGGAAATATTATTATCATTTTTATTTGATAAGGGTTTCCATTTAGGACAACCATCATAGGTTCTTTTTTCTATTTTGAATCCATTTATATCATCAAATTTGCCTGTAAAATTTGATTCTATCACTTCTCCGTTATCGTCTAGTTTCACATAGTAATCATAAGAATCTTTATATGGGCATTTCCAGCTGCCTATTTGGCACATCCATTTATTTTTATCATTATCTGCTGCAAAATTAGCTTTTGCAGATTCATGATTGAAATTATTTATATAATCATTAACATGCTCTAAATAATGTTCAAATCCTTTTATTTGGTCTCCTGTAAACACAAGCTCTTGAATTGGTTGTTTGGGAAATCTTAAAAAGAGGAATTTAACTATTGGTTTTAATTTGGGCCATATTTTTAAACTAGCGAGACTATACATCATGGCTTGGATATTTGCTTCTAGGTCATCTCCTCTAAATTTATATTTAGAGCTTTTATAGTCAATTATATGCATTTCTTTTTTCTTTTTAATAGGTTTATCAATAAAACCTTTAATATGATATTTAGGCTTATCATTTTTTATTTCAAATGGGTATTCTGGCTGGACTATTTTACCGCCTTCTCCAAAGAAATCATGTTTTAATCCGACCATGATCATTTGATCTAGAATTTCAAAATTCGATTGGTCTAATCCTACTTTGGCTTTTATTTTTTTTACTAATTTAGTAATTGCTTCGCTGCCTTTTATGGAGCCTTTTTTTATTATTTTATTATAATGTTTTTTATGTTTTGGATTCAAAAGCAATTCAAAGACGGTGTGACAAATTGTTCCTCTAAGAGCTCCGTCATTTTGGGTTTGAGGAACTTTGGTATGATAATTATTCCAATAAGCCCAGGAACAGGTCTCTAATGTTTTAATTCTTGAAGCAGATAAAATTTTTAGATTTTTGTCGCCCATTGTTTTATCTCTTCTATTGACATTTCGCCAAAATCTTTTCTTATTGGCAATTTAATCTGCAATTGTTTCGAGTCAAAATATCTCAAAAGTTTATTCACAGCTTTCTCTGATGCATTGTTTCCGGCTTTATTTTTGTCTATATCATTATTAAAGGATATATATATTTGATTTGGATCAATCTTTAGTAATAAATTCAATATAGCTATACTTATTTCTAATCCAAAAGTAACAATAGTATTTTTTATTCCCGCATCCCATAAGGCTAAACAGTCACCGATGCTTTCTATAATATAGACTTCTTTTTTTTCTTTTAAAATATTTAAATTTAAAAAAGTTGGGTAGCACCAACTAGATTTATCTCCTAAATGTTTCCATTTGATTTTACTTTCGTTTGTTATGTCTCTTCCAGAAAAGCCTAAAATTTCTTCTTTACTATTAATTATTGGAAAAACATATCTGTTTTTCATTTTGCCAGCTTTAGCAACTCCACCTTTAAATAAATCCAACGTCTGTTCTTCAACTCCTCTCTTAACCCAATACTCATGATTTCTTTCTAATTTTAGAAGTAATTCTTTATCAAAGATTTTTTTATCTTTTATTTTGGGTTGATCTTGCTCTTCGCTTCTTATATAAGAATAATTTTTTTCTTTTAACCAAGTTTTGGCTTGGTCTTCCGATTCTAATCTTAGACTTTTTTTGATTAAAAGCGGAAAATCTCCGCTAATATTTTCTTTAAAATCTACCCAAAATCCAGTGTCTTTGTATATTCTTAATACTGTATCATTATCGCTTTCTCTATATAAAGGTTTTGCTCTGTATTCTCTACCATAATCTTTAAGAGAATATCCAATATTAGTTAATATTTGATATATATTGTTTATGTTCTCTTCCATCCTAACGCCTCCGAAATAATTGGATATTTTTCTATAAAAATATTTTTACATTCATCTGCAATGATTCTGTGTTCTTTTTGAGTGTTATGTTCTGTTCTTAATTCTATATAGTGAACCCAAGATCTAAGATTGCCTTTCATATACATGGTTGTCTGTGTGGTTAATGGTAATATCATTCTAGCGACTTCCTTAGCTATACCATTTTCAATCATAGTATTATAACAATAATCACTTAAAGAAAGGGTTTCGGCTATTAGATGATTTAAAGAGTTGAAGGCGGGACTATTTTTTGGTAATAAATTTTCTCCAACTTGTCTGTTTTTATCTCCTTGTAGTCTTAACTCTACATCTTCGTATTCTGTAGCTAGACTATATCTTTGACTGAATTCTTGAAACGAAAAAGATTTGTGTCTTAAAATCTGAGCAGCTATAGCTCTACTGGTTTTTATTTCTAGTGTCATGTCTACCATTTCTAGCGGTGACCAATGCTTATGTTTAATTAAAAATTTTAATAATTTTGGTGCAGTTTCTGTGTTATTTTGATTGGAGGGACTACTAACTCTAGCGCAATAAGCTACTAGGTCTTCTGAATTCAGTACTCCGTCTATATATGGTTGAGTTGATGAAATGAATTTTACATTCATAGAATTTCTCCATCATTTTCATTTTTATCATTAAGTTCATATTGCTCTCTTTGTCTTTGCGCTATTGTAAGCAAGGAGCCTCTTTCTTCTATTTTAAAATTATGGACATTATAGTTTAAATAATTTTGAGCCCAAATCTGCTTGCCGCTTGCATCTAGTCTTCTAACTAAATCTTGATGCCCAGCAGCCTCTCTTCCTTGAAATCTTGTTTTTGTAGGTATTAGTTTGTGAGTACCAAATTCTTGGGTATCTAAGGCTAATTCATCCAAGGTTTTTCTTCTAAAGATGGCTACAAAAGAGGCAAACCATTGGAGTCTATCTGATAAAGCTATAACAGAACTATCGTCTACAACATTTGCAGCTGTTCTATTAAAGCTTTCTCCTGTTCTGTTTAATTGCATTGCGGTAACAATTGGGCATTGTATTTCTTCAGATATTCTTTTAAGCTTATCTATTTTTTGGCCTATAGCTTGATGCTCTGCCCAATTTTGCCCGACTTTTTCTCCAGTGAGTTTGACATAATCATATGCAATTAAAGCTTGGTTTCCTCTGCCGACCTTAGAAAGATACCATCTTCTTATAATAGAACAGATTTGATCTATATTTTTACTACCCACGTGATAATGATAGTATTCATGATTTTTTATCACAGCCCAAGCAGCTCTAACTTTGATTGTCATCTCTTCATTCTTTCTCCAGTTTCCAGTTTCCAGATACCACATAGGTACATCTGTCATGGAGGATATCATCCTTAATTGAATATCTAAAGTTTGCATCTCTGTATCTAAAACTAAAGTTTTCGTTTTATTTTGCGGTATTTTACTTGTATTGAAACATATATCATTTATCCAGGTTGATTTGCCTTGTCCAGGTCTGCTAACTATAGCGTAAATATTTCCGTTTTTAAGCCCTCCATATAATCTATTAAATTCTTGATAGGGGGTTACTAATCCAACTTCTTCTCTTGGAGAATTTCCTATTTCTTCTATGATATCTTCTACGTTTTCGAAGAGATTTACTGGCTCTTCGTTTGATTCATAAGAAGATATTTTGTCATTATAAATGGCATCTGCTTCCGCTATGATTTTATCAATTGGTTCTTCTCCATTTTGGGAGACATATTTTTTTAATTTTTCAGCTGTTTCAGCAATTTCTCTTCTAATTCTTAGTTTTAGAAGCTCTTTACAAGCTTTCATTGTAGCTTCTTCAGTAATTTGAGAGAAACTTAAATTATCTATATAGTCGTAGATATTAATGTCGTCTTTAAAAGATATTCCTAAATTTTTAATTTTCTCGGCTAATAATACTTTATCTACTTTTTCGCCTTTATATTTAGTATTTCTATATACTGCATATATAATAGAGTGAACATTATGAAAAAAATCATCTTCCGTTAAGAAAATGTCAATATCAGAAAATAGGTGCTGATATTTTATAAGCCCGCTTAATACATGCCGCTCTATCTGAAGAGAATATATCATTCTTTATAATAATAGCTTTTTATATTTTCAAAGTCAAGCAAACTGTTGCACTTCAATCTTCTTCTTCGTCTTCTTTTGTTTTTTTTCTATTTTCTTTATTAATCGCGTCTGCTGTGGCATCCATATTCATTTGGTCTACTGTGCTTATCCAAGATCCAAGATAATATAGCAAAGCCATCGCATTCATTTGGTTATCGAACTTCGTGAAAACCTGTGGGTCTCCGTCGGAATTAAAATTAAATAATACATATCCTCCAAAACTACATTCGTCCAATTGTTTTAATAATTGATTTGGAAAATTAAAATTTTTTTTATTCGTCACTACCACAGTTTACACTTAAATAATTAAAATTCCACATTTTTCTTCTATATATTGTGGTGATAGATTTTTTAAATCGTCTTCATATAATTCTAAAAATTTAAAACTATTCATCTCAAGCCATTTTTCTTTTTTTACATCCCTTTTTATGCTTTCAAGATATTTTAATCTAGAATTATCATGAAAAAATTTATTAAAACTTTCATGTTGATCGCCTTGTATCTCAATAGCTATTTTTTTTGTCGCATTTAATATATCAACCTTAAGCCTTGTTCCATAAACTGGAAATTCTTCATATACTACATGATTTTTCCAATATGCATAAAAGAATTGTTTAAATTTAAATTGAAGTTTACTACGACTTTTTCCATTCCAATCTATTAAATTTTTCTTTACATTTTTATTAACGAGTTTACCGTTAACATTTAATAATCTCATGACGCAAGAGTTTTAATGAATTTATTATAAAAATAATCTATAATTTGCTTATTTTCTTCTAGATATAGTCTTAGATTGTCAATTCCTTGATGTTGTTTTTTAAGATCAATATTAGATTTTTTAAGTTCTTCTATAATCTCGTCTGAAAATGTAACCCATGCGCCTTTAGCTGTAGCAAATTCCCAAGATAGAATTTGGTCAATTATTTCATACTCTTTCCAAACTGATGACCCTTCTTTGCGGCCATATTTGATTGGATATTGGACTTTAGAATTTGTTGATTCATTCGTTGATTTTTTGATAGCAATTTTTACATTATGACCAATAATTTTATTTTTAATAGGATCATATTTTTCATTTGGTTTTTCAAGAATAAGATCTTTGTTATAACGAGGTTCAAATTCAAGAATCCAGTTCGCAAAATGCAATAACGCATTACCGCCAGTAGCAGTTGTTTGTCTTACCTCTTTACTTGCCGCATAAGGGTCAAGTTTAATATCAGAACGTACTTGGCTAATAAAAATAGCCATATGTCCACGCTTTGATAATGCAAGAGAAATCTTCTTCATTAACATTGAAGATATAACTGCTCCTCCAGCGACTTTTGTTGCTTCACTTAAAGTTTTTTCTTTATCACCTTTAGTAATAAGACCATCAACTGAATCAAGAATAAAAATATATCTTTTATTTTCATCATTTGAATGAATAAGGTCTTTCATTAATTCAGATACTGTTTCAAAAATATTGCATTCAAAAACGAAACAGGTTCCGTCTTTCCATTCTTTAGGATCGGTAACAAAATTAATTCCAGATCTATCTTTGATTTCTTTGCTTAATCTTCCTTCGGCTTTGAAAAGCAAAGCTCTTGAATCTTTTACTGTTTTTAGGAAATTTTTAGCTACTTCTAGTGCTTCCGACGTCTTTCCGCCTTCATTCATTCCTATGAATCTATGAAGCCCAGGTGACAATCCTCCTCCTGTAGCTATATCCAAATTAAGTGTTCCGGTTGAAACTTTATAATATATTTCGTCTTCGAAATTATAATGATCCTCTTTATTATCCTTTAAAAAAGATAATAATCTATCAGACGCAGTTAATCCAGATGATTCTGGCGTCGCGTCCTCTTTAGGCTTTCTTCCCATATGTTACAAATTCTAATAGATTCTTAGGTTTTTGGCAAGTCTTTTTATCTTCTCCAATTTTTTCTGTTTTTATTTTATAAAACTTTTTATCTGGAACGGGCAAATTTTGAATTTTTATATTTAACTTTAAAAAGTTTTTGCCGTCATCTGTAAAAAACCAAGCTAAGGAAGGTAATTTTAATTCTTTTAAAGAGTTCCAAAAATTATAGTCTTTATATGTTTTGATTAAAGTTTGAGCTATTTTTATTTCTTTTGGCCAATTTATATTACTATTAATATATTTTTTTACGATAAATTGACATAGTTTATGGTTACTTATTTTCAATCTCTTATATATAATATACTTTTAAATCTTTGTCAAATTTTATTGATTGGTTAATGCCAAATCATAGTTATAATCTAATACTAATTTATCTACAGTTATGTATTTTGGTCGTATTGAATAGCTACTCTAGCCCTATTATTATTATAAAATATTTTATTTTTTTGCTTTTGTGGAGGCCACATATTTATGTTAAATTTATAATTAGACTATATCTGCTATATTATTTACAATGGATATATAATTATTATTATATTTGCAAACCCTAAGCCCTTCTGCTACGGCAAATTTTATAACATCTTCTCCAAGAGAATCAGATATTTTTTTCGCATCTTTATAATTTTTATCATAAGCAATTAAAGAGAAAAAAGCTTTCCCTGCGTCTGTTATATAACTTCCAAAAATATTTTTGTAATTTGGATCAATTAAAAATAATTCATTTTGTTTTTTTAGAATATGTTCTCTGCAGAAATCTCCATGAAAAAATGTGCCATTGTGATGCGGTAGGTTTTTAGCTATAAGTTTTACTTTTTCGCTAGCGTATTCTGCGATTTTGATATTATCTATATAAGTTTGAAAATTAAAATTGTGTATTTTATTTTCTTTAAAAATATTTAATAAGTTAATCATATCATCTATGTCAACGATGCCGTCGCCCCTTATTCTTGATAAGATAATTGTTTGATCATTTAGAAACAAAACCTCTGGAGTTTTAACAATTTTGCTGGCAGTAGCATACCATTCTTTTTCAAATAATGCTGTGGCACATTTTTTAATAATTTTTTCTTCTGTAAAAATTATTGAATTTTTTGTAAATGGTCTTTTAATGCCATTAAAATCTTCAAATTGATTTATAGTCATATCGTCAATATATAAATCTGCATATTCTTTAGAGAAAGATATTTCATTGTAAGGCACCTCATACATTTCGCAAAATTGCTTGATTAAGTTTTCGTATTTATTTTTTTTTTCTTCTAACGTAAGTTTATTTTTTCCTCCTCTTGCTGTGACAATTTTAATGTAACAATTGGTTTCTTTTTTAAGGTCTTTTATTCTTTTTATTAAATCTCGATTTGGCTCCGATAAAGTTATATGACTTTTGTTCCCCAGAGCCAGAGTGCCATCAAAGTCTACGGATATAATTATATTACTCTGAGATAGATTCATAATAGTCTTCTACGTCTCCAAATCTTTTAAATGTATTTTCATATATAGCCTTTGCGCCTATCATCCCTGATACAATACTGTTATCTTCCATATTTTTCAATAATATATCTATATCCTTTACACAATAAATTCCGCTACATTTTATGTTTGATATATTTTCTTTTTCATTTGATTCTTTAATTATGTTATTTTCTACAATGACAGATCCATATTTTTTTTTATCACTATTAAATACATATACAGAATTAAAATCAATCTTCGTCAAGTCAATTCCAAACGGTATAATATCACAATCTATTATCACTACATTTTTTTCGTTTTTAATTTCTTGCAAGGTGTGTTTTCTACTAAGTGTTTTTGTCGCCCCGAGTAGTTTTGCATCTGGTATTAAATGCAGAATCCAGTCTATAATTCTTCTATTTTTATAATATAATAAATGTTTTTCTTTGGGGCTTATGGCTTTCATTCTTAAGCCTTGTCCGCCAATTGTTACGTAAAATTTATTATTAATTTTCATATAAAATTAAGTTTATATGATAAGATGGACAACTTATGTCTTTGTGTTTTGTTCTAATTTTTTTAAATCAGATTCAATCATTTTGATTATTAGTGAATCAAAATTAGTTTTGGGACTCCATCCTAAGTCTTTTCTTGCCATAGACGAATCTCCTAATAAAAGATCTACTTCCGCTGGCCTATAGAGATTTTTATTGATTTTTACTAAAGTCAACGGCATATATCTGGACGTTGAATTAATTGCGGTTTTGTATTCTAAATTCTCTGGAATTACATGTTCTGAACTATAGCTCCAATTTCCAGATATTCCTACGCATTTAAACGCCTTCTCTACAAACTCTTTGATTGTATGAGATTCATTGGACGAAAAAACGTATTCTTTTGGAATACCATCATATTTTAAATTATATTTGTCTTGATTTAACATCCTCCACACACCGTCTATAAAATCTTCTGCGTCACTCCAGTCTCTTTTTGCGTCAACATTGCCTAATTCTAATGGAGTAAAATTTAAATTAGATTTTATCGCGCGATAAATTTTCGCTATATTTTTCGTTATTTTCCTTGACACAAACTCTTCTCCTCTTCTTGGGCCTTCATGGTTAAATAACCATCCTTGTATTGCGTATAAATTATATGATTCTCTGTAAACTTTAATTAATTGTCGAGATGCAGCCTTACTTGCACCATATGGGCTTCTTGGTCTCAAGGGATGTTTTTCGTCTTGAGGGGTATAAATTACGTTACCAAACTCTTCGCTAGATCCAGCTTGGTATAATCTGCAAGAGGGTCTATAAAGTCGAATTGCTTCCAAAATATCTAACACAGCTGTAGAATTCGTTTGCCAAGTCTGTCTAGCAAAATCCCAACTGCTTGCGACAAAGCTCTGTGCAGCAAAATTTATAAAATAATCTGGTTTTAATTTTTCGACTGTTCTTGCTATTGCATGTGCATCTGTAAGATCGAAATTAATTAAATAAAATCTATCAGATTTAATATGATTAATATTTTCATGATTATAAACGCTAAGTCTTCTGACCCCGCCAAAGATAGTATACTCTGTATTTTTTAATAAATAATCTACCATTAAGCTTCCATCTTGTCCAGATACACCCGTAACAATTATAGTTTTTTTATCTTTTATTAATTTGGCTGCGTCTTCAATATTCAATATATTAGAGGTATCTATTTTTTTTCCATAGTACGTTTCTTTAAAATTTAAATTCATTGGGTCTTAGCTTCTGTTATTGTATTATTAATAGATTTGGCTTGTAATTCTAATAAATTAAAATTTATTTTTTAATTCTATTTCTAGGATTTTAAATTTTTTATTATTTACTGTAAAGTCATAATAATGACAAATATATAATCCATAAAGCTATAAAAAGTTACACCCGCATAATATAACTATCCTCTTCCCAGGTAATATTTTATAAATTTTGTTGTATGATTTATTGATTTTCCATTAGTATGTTTAAACCAATTAATGCTTTTCGCTCCGTTCAAGAACTTATAACCTATATTAGCTTGAGCGAAAGCTAGCGACCAAATTCTCTCCCATGCGCAAGCTCCAGTTTTATCATTTGGTAACGGGCAAATATTAATAATATTTGTGCCCAAAACTTTTTCTAGATCTTTTGAAGCAGCAAGAAATGAATTGCAATAAACTATATGAAATGGTTTTGCATAAGATTTTATAATATCCTTATCTAATCCCGAACTAACATTGGAGCCAATAAATATTGGGTTTTTAGTGCCACGCTTAAAAACTTCTGGCCTTATAACACAATTATTTTTTTCATCTAGCGTCCATTCTTGGGTTTCTGAATTAAAATCTGCTCTGTCGCACCATCCAGCTACGCATTCTTGAATATGATAATAAAAATTGTTTTCATTAAAATTGTTGACCTCTTTTATTTTTTCTGGTTCGAGCAGGATGCTGTCTTGTAAAAATAAAAAAGAATCAAAACAATTTTTATATTTTTTAAAAGCATATATTATAGCCCCGGTTTCATAGTTTTTATTATCGATATCTTCAATAACAATCGAATTATCTATATCTTTAATAATCCTTTGATAGTCTTTGTTTGGAGAAGACGAATCAATTATAATAATTTGATTATTAGGATAATATTTCTTTATCTTTTCTACAGAAGATATAACGTCTGGAAAATCTTTGACAAAGAATTCTTCTCCGTCTTTTCTGTAAGTAAATTCAAAAAGTTCTCTATCTTTAAATTTAGTAAAAATTACAAAAGCTGTTTTTTCTTTATTTTTAAATACCTTTGGATTTTCTTCAATAGGTTTTATGTCAAAAACAAATTTTGCTGTCGTTTCGCCAGATGGCTTACTGCTAGAAAAAATAATATTAGAGTATTTTCTAGTTTTTTTTGAAGATTTTGGAGGCCACATAAGAACTATATTTTCTTAAATGAGCTCTACGCTACTAAATTTTAATCTTGATTCTTTTTTTGTTGTGAAAAAAAACGTTTGGTATAATCTACCCTCTTCATCTATATTAGAGAATCCATCCGCACCGCTATGTGGTTTCTTGCCTCTGCATAATATAAGTCTATTGAAAACTGCGCCAAGAGAATCTATAAGCCTCCAATTATTGTCAGGAGTCATCCAGTCATAATTTTTTGATGAATCGAGATTCTCCCACAAGAACAATCCAGAATCATTTGGAGCCTGAGGATTCAAATATATTAGCCCAACCCATCCGTCTTCCCCTACGCAGTTCCAAACGTCTGTCACATGATTGTGCACCCCCTGACCAATTCTTTGCCCTGTCTTAGGTTTTAAATGAAAAGAGCAATTCCATTTAGAATTTTTATATAATTTTCCTTCCCATTTTGGATTATCTTGGTTTGGCGTTATATCTTCTTGACTTCCGTGCGCAGGATAATCTAGATTCCATGCGTCTAAATCAATTTCTTCTCCAGTTATTTTATTTAAATTATATATAAGTGAGGCCGAAGATTTGAAAGGGCATTCGTTAGCTCTCTTTGTGGTAGTCGCTTTCCAAGTATTGTTTCCATATGGAAGATAGTAGTTATTTTTTAATTCATTTAATGCATAATTTCTTACTTTATATGGATCTTTATAAAAATTTTCAACAATTATTATATCTTTTTTCATAAATCAATTAATACGGGATTTATTGTTTTTTATCTAGAGTTTTAAAGAAAAAAGTTTGAAAAGGCCTAGCGTCTTCTAATAGGTTAAAAAATCCATTGGCTCCTTGACGGGGAATATGGGATTTTTGTAAAATCAATCTATTAAATAGGGCACCAAAGTTATCAACTAAAATCCATCTCTTATCTATAATAATTACATCGGACTGCATATATTATATTATACCTTTCAACTTTTAAAAAACCTAACTAATTTATCGACTTTTTTTATTTAAAATTCTCTAGATTTTGGTCTATAAATCTTCTATATTTCCGAACAAAAATATTGAATTTTATTCACAAAATAAATTAAAATCTAAATTACATCATGCGTCTATCTTCTTTTAAGTGAGGTGCATTCATTAAAATAGATTTATGTCTTTCTATAAAAACTTTGCTGTTTTTAAAATTTGCTTGGAACATCCAGGTCTTCGTCTTGCCATTCTCTCTAGTGCCACCCCATTCTGGTTGAGATACATAATCAATTGAATAAAAACCAGACTTATAACCAAGACTTTTAGCTCTATAGCATAAATCGTGTTCGTCCATATCTAGTGGAGCATATATCTCATCAAAGTAATTTAATTTTTTGAAAATTTCGTGTTTTAATAATAGAGGCCCTCTATTCACAGAGTCTCTTATTGCAAAGATATCTCTTTCTGTGCAGTTTTTGTCCGCATGATTTATGTGAATTAAGATGTCTGGCCAACGATCCAATTCAAAATCTAATAAATGTATGTCTTTACTATTCTCGTTTATTTTCCAGCTGTGAGCCGTTCTGGCCGTAACAGCGAATATATCATCAAATTTTTTTATTGGTTGAACTAGCCTAAGATTCCATCCTTCCTCTTTTATTACCATATCGTCTTGTATAATAATAATGTAATCTTCGGAGCTGTTTTTTGCGGCCAGATTATTTGATCGTGTTTCAAATATATTATTTGCGTATAATATTTTATATTTTATATTAGTATTTTTTAGAAAATTTTTAACTAAAAATTCACTTTGATCGGTGCATCCATCTAAGGCTACAATTAGTTCGTATTTGCCTTTTGTGTTTTGTATTATTCCATTCAATACAGATTCGATTAAAAAATCTTTATTGTGTATCGTTAAATTTAAGCTAAACATCTAAGAAGATTTTCTTTGTTGCAATCTATGTGAAATCTTTGATACAAAGGAACCGCGCCCATAGAATATTTTATTTTTAAAATAGTTAAAATGCTCTGGTCTCTTCTATGTTCTATAAATAAATCATCTTTAAGATTGAGGTCGTATCTGTCGTCAAGTATTAGTTTTTTATTTTCGCATAGAGTAAGCCACTCAGTCAAAAACTTTATATTTTTTTCTGTTCTTCTAAACCCGCATATACCGGCTTCCAATTGAATCGAGGTTTTATATTCTTCTCCAAGATTAAGTTCTTTAAAAAGTTCTGGTTTAGTATAGCGTCTATTTTCCTTATCTCCTTCATAAAGTATATAATCAAAATATTTAAAATGCTCAGAAAGATATTCTCCTAAACTTTCGTTTGGAATGTCTGCAGAATCTATATAAAAAACAATATCATCTGCCTCTGATTTGTTTAATTGCTCTAATATTATATACGGTTTCCAAATCCAATAACCCGCCCCAATTCTTTGAGATAAAATTTCTTTATTTTTTTCTTTAAATTCTTCCGATAAGTCTTTAGGTCCATATTCTATTACGTCATATCCCATTGATCTCATTAGTGACGATTGAGCTCGTCTTATTTTTTCGTATTTTTCGTTTGCGTAATTAATTATTTTGATATTTTTTTCTGTATTCAGTTTTAGCATAGAACTCCTTTGTTTGATCTGCTGTAAGACTTTTAAAGTATTGATATAACGACCAATTTTGATTAAAGTAAATATTTTTTTCTGAAGAATCTTGGCCTCTATAATGCTGAAGATGGTACACTGGTGATGATTTTATAAAATGTATTCTTTTCTTGAGCTTCAGGAGCCTCTCAAATCTTTCCTTATCTTCTGGCCCGTAGGATATAAAATATTCATTTTCCATGCCATTATCTATATAGACCTGCCTGTTAAAGAACTGACAGTGTCCAACTTCACTCAAATGATTTTTCATAGAAAAATCTGTTTCTATTAGATCTTGTAACAAATAATTTTTTTTAAAATTAACTTTGCCTTGGTTATTGATCTCGTACTGCATTTTCCCATATTCAAATGGATATACGAGGTCTGCTTGGTCATTAATGATTAGATCATGGGCTAGTTTATATGCTTCTAACGGAAGGATTACGTCTATATCATAATTTATCACACATTTCGTATTTGATCTAGATAACATTATATTTAGAAATTTAGTTCTATGGAATGGCATAGACGCTTCTTTTATATCATAGAAAATATAATCTATACTTTTATCTAATAAGTTTTTCGCTTTTGGCTTTATGTCTGCTTCTAAGATGATTATATTTGTTTTAAAATTGCGCAGTATGTAATCTGTCGTAATCAATAAATTGTTAATTCTATCTTCAGAATCTATCTTCAGTGGTATAATGAACGTACTCTCCAAGAGATCAATTTTCATAGCTTAATCCACCCAGGACAGTATATATCTTTTGTATCTTTATCTCCATATCCTTCATTAAACCAACGCTTAGGTGCAATAATTTTTTTATTAATATTTGGATTTAACCATGCGCCCCACCAGCTAAAAGAACTATTAGCTATAATATTATGATCGCATATCGTCATTGTAGCTAATTCTAAAAATTGATTCTTTGCGTCGCATATATGGAATCTTTCTTTATTAGAAAAATTACAATAAAGAAAGTCTATATCATCTGAAAATAATAAAAATTTATATTTTTTACTATCAAAGATTTTAAATGCTTCTTCGTAGTAAGCGTCTAGATCCGTATTGTAGAAATGTTTTAGATTTAAATAATCTGATTTTCTGAAATGCACTGAAACCAATTCGAATCCCTGCATTGTTTTTGTAAATTCTTTGGCAGAAGAAATTAAATGTTCTGGGAATCTATATTCGTTACGAACCTCTTCTTTTATATGTTCAAAATATTTTTCCGTTTGAAAATATCCATGTAAATTAACATTGTCTGTTATATTGAAAAGATCCTCGCAAAAATGCATATATGGTTCTGAGATTGTTCGGTAATTCTTATCAGCGGAATCTTGAGCAGATAATTTAAAGAGTCTAGATAGCGTTAATATTTTTTGATTTATATAAATATCTTCGGGAATATCTTTAAGATCAAGCCCATAGTCATTAGAAAAATTAATTCCATACTCGAAATCATTCTTTTTCGCAATACCCATTAATGCGGCGTATTGGAACATTTGATTTCCTAGTCTACCATTTAAGCCTATATTGTTCATTGTTATCATGTTATTCTGATTAAATTATTATATTCTTGATTGTCAAATTCAAATTTAGAATCTTCTAGCTTTCCGCCATATCTTAATTCTATGTCTTCGATATATTTTTGTGCTACAAAATTTTTATCTATTATTGCTGATTTTCTTATAAGATCCATTCCCTCTGCCTCAAGTCCATAATTAAATAGTTCTTCTCCAAATTTACATAATATCTCTGGAGGTAGATCTAAATTTTGACACCATTTTTGGCTTTTATTATTCGACCTTCTTCTCACAACTCTTCCTATAGATGTATAAGTAGCATCATCGTGATATACTCTAACGGATGGGGCATGAGTAATCTTGAACTTATTGTCCCTGCATTTTAAAGAAAAATCAGTATCTTCATTATGTTTACCCTGTGCGTATTCATTCAAATTTTTCATGGAATATATTAATATATTCTCGTCCCATTTTACCTTATCAAATACATATTTTTTCATAACCCAAGATTGGCCTCCAGACATATAGAGATATTGATCCTTTTCGTCTGAGTTTAAGATACGATGTCCATTAATTGGGCTCAAATAGCATGCGTTATCCCAAAATCTTGTACCGTCTGGAGTTTTCACTCTAGGTGTTAAAATATCAAAATTCCCATTATTACAAATATTTAGAAACCAATCTTCTGAGAAAAGCATGTCGTCATCAGAAATAACTAAGTTGTCGTAACTAGATTTTCCGCAAGCTAGATTCCTTAATCCTCCAAGAGATCCTTTGAAAGCTTTATCTTTAGATTCTATATATAGAATATTATTTTCTTTAAATTGAGTATTTGTGTGTCCGCATATAATAATCTCGTAATTTTTTATATTCTGATTTTTAATTGTCCTTACTTGATTTATTAGTTTATAATCTTTTTTGCCGTTAGTTATAATAACAAAAGATATATTCATTTATAATTATATTTATTTTTAATATTTTAGTATATTTTTTTTGACAAAAAGATAAATAAGATATACTATATAGATACATACCGCCAAATTAGCGGATAAGGTTTGTCGTACTCCGTAAAACGATAAGTCTTATTAGTTCACGCGTGGGCAACGCTATCGGAGCTTGCGACCCAGAAAACTACTAGTAGTAGTAGGTGTGTAGGTGTAAGGGCTAACACGAGAATGACAGTCCTACCGGTGTCTGATAAGTGTTAGGGCCGAAAGGCTTCTGGACTCAATTGGGAAGTTGAACTAATAGACTTTTATAACCCTTTTCCAGGGAAAGCTCCGCTTTGAGGAGCTCATTGGGAAGTTAAATAATTAAACGTAGTCATACACTCCATTATGTAATTTCATTAAAATGTTAATAATAAATTAAAATTTTCTTTCTTAGGAAATAAAACTACTGTAATATCAACATATCTGTTGGAGAAAAGTTTTTAATGAATAAAAGTTTTAATGTAAAGAAAAGAAATGGATCTACTGAAAAATTCAACATAGAAAAAATACATAAAGTAATAAATTGGGCTATAAAAGATTTATCAAATGTTAGTTTGACTGATATAGAAATAAATGCTAAAATAAATTTACACGATGGAGTATCTACAAAGGAAATACATAATTTATTAATCGAATCTTCTGCTAATTTAATCTCGATAGAAAAACCAAACTATCAATATGTTGCCGGAAGATTACTGAATTATCAATTAAGAAAAGACGTTTGGAAAGGTAAGCACGCTCCAAGGTTATTAGAATTTCTGCATCAAGGTTTAAAAAATAAAATTTATGATTCTATTATAATCGAAAAATACGACGAAAACGAGTTAAATAAAATAGGAGAATTTATTGATCATGATAGAGATTATAATTTTACATACGCTGGAATAAAACAATTATGCGATAAATATTTAATCAAAGATCGTGTTATTAATAAGATATACGAAACTCCACAATTTGCTTATATACTTATTTCTGCCTATGCTTTTATAAATTATCCTAAAGAATCAAGATTGGGCTATATTCGAAAATTTTATGATGCTATAAGTAAGCATAAAATTAATCTTCCTACCCCCATAATGGCAGGGGTTAGAACTCCTAGCAAAAATTACGCGAGCTGTTGTCTAATTGGTGTTGATGACACTAAAGAAAGCATAACAGCAAGTGCTACTGCTGTTAGTATAGCAACTGCAAATAGATGTGGGATTGGAATTGACGTGACTAAGATTAGAGCTATTGGGTCTCCAATCAAAAATGGCGAGGTTATACATACTGGTCTAGTTCCATTTCTAAAAATATATGAGAGTAGCGTAAAGGCTTGGCAGCAAAACGGTCTTCGAGGAGGTAGTGCTACATGCAATATTCAATGGTGGCATTATGAAATAGAAGATGTCGTTGTGCTAAAAAATAACGCAGGTACAGACGATAATAGAGTTCGTAAGCTTGATTATACAATCGGCATGAGTAAATTATTTTACGATAGAGTCTTAAAAGATGAGGATGTAACGCTCTTCAATACCGCAGAGGTCCCCGAGCTTTATGAAGCCTGGGGCACAAAAGACTTCGACAAAATATATAAAGAATGCGAAGCCAAAAGAACTAAACTTAAAAAGAAGATACCTGCGCGTAAATTATTTTCGTTAATCGTAAAAGAAAGAGTTGAAACTGGGAGGATTTATATTTTAAATGTCGATCATGCAAATCAACATGGATCATGGTTAGATAAAATTACGATGAGCAATTTATGCACAGAAGTTATACACCCAACAATTCCTCTGAATGATTTTAATGATAAGAATGGTGAAATTGGCATGTGTATGCTCTCTGCTATAAATATGCTTGAGATAAAAAATTGGCAAGATCTTGAGAAAACTTGCGATCTTGTCGTAAGATTTCTTGACGAAATAATTGACACTCAAGATTATTTTAATATTGCTGCAGAAAATTTTGCAAAAAAACGTCGCAGTATTGGCGTAGGTATAACTAATTTAGCCGCTTTTCTTGCTAAAAATGAATTAAAATATAATTCTGATAAAACACTCCCAGTACTAGACGAGTGGATGGAACATTTTCAATATTATCTTCTGAAGTCTAGCGTAGAATTAGCTAAAGAGAAAGGCAAGTGCGATAAATTTGATAGAACAAAATATTCCAAAGGTATTCTTTCCATTGATACATACAAAAATAAAATAGATGAAATTTGTAAACGCAAGCTTTCTCTTAATTGGGAAATTTTAAGAAAAGATATTAAAGAATTTGGATTAAGACATTCTACTTTATCATCTTGCATGCCTTGCGAGAGTAGCTCTGTTATTCAATCTTCTACAAATGGGGTGGAGCCAATTCGTAGTCTTATTACTTATAAAATGAGCAAAATGGGTAAATTACCAGTGTTAGTTCCAGGAATTGGAAAGTATGATAAAAATTATGAATTAGCTTATGATTTTAAAGATAATATAGGTCTATTAAAAATTAATGCTATTGTTCAAAAATATATTGACATGGCTATTTCTACTAATATATATTACAATTATTTACATTATGAAAATCATATTCTCCCCGATGCAAAAGTAATGAAAGAAATTATGTATGCATATAGTTTAGGTTTAATAAGTTTATATTATAATAATAGTGATGACGGAGATAAAGAGCAATTAATGAGCCAGAAAGAAGACCAAGATTGTCACTCTGGCGCGTGTAAACTTTAATTCTTTAGTAAAAAATACTAGTTATATTTTTAAATTTAACATATAATTTATTTATGGATAAATCTCCTTTGTCTACTGAAGAACAGAATTTAATAAAATTAAATATAGAAAAATTTCGCTTAGAAGGTTTTACTTTTGATAATTTTTATATAAAAGAAGCGGGTAAAAACATTTATGGCAAAGATAAAGGTTTAGGAGTTTTTACTAGAGAAAGAATATCTGAAGGGGTTCTTTTTGGATATTTTCCCATGAGTTTTATTGGTAACAGGAAACTTTATTTAAATATATATAATAATCCTGTCAAAAGGTACGCGCATTGGGCGGCATGTATGTGTGAGAATTGCCAAAAAAACGGCGCAAGAGGATTTATAGCTTCAATTGGAGTTTTTATAAATTCTCCAGATTCAAAAGAAGATTGGAATTGTCATTATTATGTTGATCGTACCGCAGAAGTTCTTATTTTAAAATCTATCAAAAATATAGAGGCTAATCAAGAAATTTTAACTTGGTATGGGCAACATTATTATGATAAGTGGTGCACTTGAAAGTGTATCTATTAGTAAATAGTATAATAAATTAAATAATTGAATACAGTTTTAAACATGAAAAACATAGATTATACAAAGCAGCCCTTATTCTTTGGTGAAGATCTTAACTTGCAAAGATATGATCGTTTTAAATATTCCATCTTTTTCGAACTTTTTAAAAAACAAGAAGAATTTTTTTGGTGGCCACATGAAGTTTCTTTAAATAAAGATCGTAGTGATTACAGGGAATTATCGGATCAAGAAAGGTTTGTCTTTGATACCAACTTAAAATTCCAAACTCTTGGAGACAGCATGCTGTCTAGGAGCATTCATTCCTTGAAGGATTACGTTAGTAATCCTGAGCTAGAAATATGTATGAATACTTGGCAAAGATTCGAAGGAATTCATAGTTATTCTTATTCTTATCTTTTAAATAATGTTCATCCAGACGCAAGCAAATTTTTTGATAGCATTATGGAAGACAAAGAAATAACATCAAGAGCAAAATTAATAAGAAATAATTTTGATAAAATTATTGGAAGCGACGAAAAGAAAGATTTAAAACAAAAAATATTTGATTGCATCCTTGCTGTTAATGTTATGGAAGGATTAGTTTTTTACGTGTCTTTTGCCTGTTCTTTCTACTTTGGTTATCGAGGCAAAATGGAGGGCAATGCTAAAATTATCAAATTCATTCAAAGAGATGAAGCTTTGCATTTTGCTGTAACTCAAAATCTTCTTAAAATTTTAAGAGACGAGGATGACGAAGGCTTTACCACAATAACAAAGAAAAGTGAAGATAAAATTTATGCGTTTTATGAACAAGCCGCCCATAATGAAATAGCTTGGGCAGAATATTTGTTCAGCAAAGGATCTTTATTAGGGTTAAATGCAGAGGTTTTAAGTGGATACTCTAAATGGCTTTGTGACGCGCGCCTGAGATCCTTAGGTTATAAAAAAATCTTTAACCAAAAAAGTAATCCAATTAGTGGGTGGTTAGATAGCTATTTAGATAGTAGCAAAGTTCAAGTCGCTCCGCAAGAGACGGAGATATCTGCCTATAGAATGGGGGCAAGAAATACTAATATAGTAGAAACAGATTTTCATGACTTAACGCTATAATATTACATAAAATTGTGTAATTAATTATATGGAAAGTCTTCAATTATTATTAAATATATCTTTTGGCATTATAGCCTTTCTTGGAGGATGGGTTCTAACAAGGCTTTTTAGCCTAATCGATAGGCAAGAATCTTTAACTAAAGATTTAAATGATAAGACATTTACAGATTTTATAACTCTTAGAAGAGAAGTAGAGGCTGAAAGCAGAAAACATCAACAGGATATATCTGATTTAGCATTAAAAGTCAGCACCACTTATGTAACTAAAGAGGTATTTGAATCTTATTTATCAAGAATAGAATCTAAATTAGACAAAAATTTTGAATCAATTCAACAGATTTTAATTAATAAAAAGTAAATTTATTTTGCTATTTCTTGGCGTGCGGATGGTTTTTATTTTTTCTTTTCTTTTTCCATTCACTAAGATATTTTTGTTTTACTGGATCTTCGCCATATATAGCTTTTCTTTTTTCAGATAGTTCAGCGCTTCTATCCCAAAGATCGCCAATGCCTCCTTTTTTCTTTTTAGTATATTCAGAGAATTCTTTTTGTGTGCAATTTACATCTAGAGATCCTTCTGTATTGAGTTGCGGGATAGTGAATATTCTTTCCCATTTGATGCCTTTTTCATCAAAATATTCATGAGTTTCATGTATCGATTGATGTATAGAGATTATTTTTTTCGCTGTTGGGTGCTGGTATAAATATTCGGGCATTATTTTAATAATTCTAAGATTTTATCTACAGTTTTTTCTATTGTAAATCTTTTTTGCAAAAGAATTCCTTTTTCATTCACTGGATTATTTAATACTTTTAATTCTGCGTTTTCGCAAGCAGAATAAAAGTCTTCGTCTTCAAAATTAAATAGATTACCTTGATTAAATTTTGCTCCTTTTTGAAAGAAGATATTATCATAAGCTTCTATTTTGTTTTTAGATGGTTTTACTAAAATTGAATTTTCTTTATTAGCCCATTCTTTGTATCCGTGCGCGTCTAAGATGATGCCATATTTTCCAATACCTATTGAATGAAATTCTGGAAGTCCCCATCCTTCTCCGCCACTTAATCCTAATATAATATTAGCGCTATTAAGATAATCGTTATATGTTGAATTGTCCTGCATGTAATTCAAGAATGTTATATTAAAATATTTTTTATTCTCTAAAGCAGAAGAGATAAGCGCTTGTTGATCTTCTATTTTAAGAAAAGGGTTATATATCGCGCATTGAAGAGAGTATTTTGGATTGTTGCCGTATTTCTTGGCCCAAAGATTTATAATTCTTAAATGATGTTTTCTTCTTTCCAGTTTACCAGTTAAATTGAAAATAATTCTATTAGAGTTATAGACTTTATCTATTTTATAAAAGCTATTTTTATCAAAAGCTAGGGGTATTTTTTCTACATTTTCACACCCAGTTTTTTTAAATAAAGAAGTATAGTGCTCTGTCGAGAATGCAATTTTATAATTATTTCTTGCTATATTTATTTCTTCTGGAGTAGGGGAATCTAATTCGTAGAAAGAAAGAAGTATTTGTTTTTCAGAAAAGCTTTCCAAGCCACCATTTAGGTGCCAAAGCTTAAAAATTTTATTAGATCTTTTATGATCTCTTAAAAATCTTTCTGAATTTTTTATAATCCAATTCTTAAATTCTACTTCATTAAAACCAGAAGAAAGATCTATATTTGCACCAATCGGTGAGATTAATGTATCAAGATCTCGCTTATAACATTCGTAAAGTATATTTAAACTGGTTTGACCAAATGATAATGAGTTTAGTGGTAGATTAAAACTATAAGCCATTATAGAAGTTCTTCTTCTGCCTCTAATTTAGAGGTATTATTTTTTTCTGAAAAAGATCCTTCTTTAATTTTAGTTTTCTGGGTTTTGACTGAAACGTTCTGATTCTTTTCAGAATTGGTCAAACTTTTTTCTAAGGGCTTAGATACGTAGATTCTATAATCTGGAGCTTTTTCATTATTGTTTTTGTTTTTGTTTGAGAAAACAACAATTTTCAATTCTCTTTCGATTCCAAGTTCGTCAACTTTTACATATCCAGAAAGATATTTTTGGGTAGCGCTTTCTCTTTTCCAGAGAGCACCTACGTCTCTTTTTGCCCACTCAGATTTTTCATTATTATTATTATTATTATTATTATTCATATGTTTTCCTATTTATATTAAATGATATCAGCATTATTAATGCTTGTCAATTTATTTTTTATAAAAATTTTCCCTTTATTATGTAGATTTATAGCGGTTTGAGTGCTAATTTTTAATTTTTTCCCTATTTTATACCAGGCTGTATATTTTGCGTTTTGAAAATATCTTAATTTAAATATTTTCAATATTCTTTTGTCTTTTATTCTTTCCAAAAGAGAGAATACAAAGTCAGATTTTTCCTTGATTAAAGTCTCTGAAAAGTTATATTTTTTTTGGTTTTGTTCCACTATAGTTTTTATAGTTTCATTTTCCATAGTAAATATATTATTTTTTTTATTTAGACAATTCAAACAGTGATATCTCATTTGATTCCCCAACCACGTAGAAAATTTTACATTTTTATTGGGATCATAATTTAAAATTGACTTATATATTACCATTAATTTATCAGAAGCTACATCTTCTGGATCGATGCCAGAATTGACAATGTTTCTATAATATCTTCTTATCATTTGATGACATATTCCGCTGTGTCTAGCTTCAAGCTCTTTTAAAGCTAAGCTATCATTTTTTGTTCTAACTTGATTTATTAAATCTATATCGGGTATATTGTTCATATATTTCTTCAAAGTTTTTATTGTATTCTTCGTAAAGAGTTTCTTCGCAAGGATTAGTGCACCAAACCATTTTATAGTGAGATTTCTCTGAAAGAAAAATATCGTTTCTTGCTTCTTCATCATTTGCGGGCGGAATTATTTTTCCATTTAATACTCTAGAAATATGAATAAGAAATCCTTTATTTTCTTTTATTAACCAATGAAGTTCATCTTTTTCGTATTCCGCGTATCTTATGTCTGTTACTATAGGTATAGATGTGTTTTTATCTATATTTTCGTCTAAAAGATCGATCCAATATCTACCATTAGATCGTTCTCTTTTTATTTTTCCATAAATTACTAATATAGGTCTGATAGACTCTTTTTCCTTGGGACTCAAATTATTTATATCTATATTAAACTCTTCTTCGATAAAAGGTTTTATTTTCTTCTTTAAGATATCAGCTAGCGCATATCTTTTAGATTTAATTCCTTTTTCTTTAAATTTTTTATGCAAGAAATTGAATAGTGTATCTTTCCCAGATGTTGCTACTCCAGTTATTCCGATCATTATTATTTATATAATACTTTATAAAAATATAAATGTCAAGCTCTTATTGACGTATGCATAATATCTTGATATACTATTTTAGTGAGTAGAATTTCATTTGAAAAATTTGCTATTGAATTGGCGATCACCGCTTCTGCAAGATCAGAAGATCCATATAAGAAGGTAGGATGCTCTATACTAAATAGAGACGGCAGACTTTTAAGTATAGGTTATAATGGGCTAGTTTCAAAACATATTGTTGGGCAAAACTTTTGGGAAAATAGAGATGCTAGACGAAATTATGTGATTCATGCTGAGACTAATGCTTTATCTTGCGTGTCAAGATATGACAATCCGTATTTATTAGCCTCGACTCTTTTGCCTTGTTCTTGCTGCGCAATTAATATTGCATCGTATGGTATAAAAAATGTTTTGTATATAGATGACTATAACAGAGATAAAGAGGCAATTAATATCTTTAGATTTTATAATATAAATTTATTAAAATATAAAATATGAATATTTTATCCTGCAATTATAACCATGATGGCTCTGCGGCTATATTAAAAGATGGAAAAATAGCAGGTTATGTTAATACCGAAAGATTCACAAGGATAAAGAAACATCCTGGCGTTACTAAGCAAGCCTTTAATGAATTATTTAAAATGGCGAATATAGCTCCATCAGAAATAGATATGTACATATTAAATAATTTAAATTATATGTTTTCGCCTGTTTATTATTCAGAGAATAATGGATATTATCAAAACACTTGGGAGAATTTTTTGATACGAGACGATACCAGAAAAGATTTACTATCAAAAGATAGGTTTTTTGATATAAAAGATTATGGACTTGATTTAGTCAATAAAGATTTTTTTCCCAAGGTTTCAAATTTTAAACTTAACTTTTCTACAAGCGCACATTTTAGAAATTTTCAAAGAAGCTGCTTGGTGAACATACCTCATTATGTTCTTCATGCTGCTGCCGCTTATTATACTTCTCCTTTTAAATCTGCAACTATTTTTGTTTGGGATCCTACAGGTTTTGAAGCGTTTATAGGTTTTGGGAACAAGATATTTTCTATTTTTAATGATTCGATGCTTAATTTTATTAATTTTGGCAGAATCTACGCAGAAATGAGTGAGACAATACTTTTGGAATCTTCGCTGACTTCTGCCGGCAAGTTGATGGGACTAGCGGCATACGGAAAGAGTTCGCTAGATAAAAAATTCGAAGATTTTAATCTTTTTTCCAATTCGAATTATGCAAATATTTTTGATCTCATAAAGAATGAATCTAATAAAAATCCTAAATTCTATCAAGAAAAACATATGAAGTTAGACGCAAAAGCTGCGTTTATAACGCAGTCTTTATTAGAAAGTCAATTAGAATATATGTTTAAATTTCTTTATCAATATGCTTTGGTAAATAATATAGAGCCAAACATATGTATATCTGGTGGGACCGGATTAAATTGTGCAGCTAATGAAAAAGCTTTTTCTAATTCTAAATTTAAAAATATATTTATGCATCCTGCTTCCGGAGATGATGGTACGGCATTAGGAGGAGCGCTCTACCATTGGCATCATACCCTAGATAATCCAAAAGAAAGCTATAGTAATTCAGAACTTATGTATTCAAAAAAGTGTTATTCAAATTTTGAAGTAGAAGAAGCCGTAAAATTGTTCGGCGCAGAAATTCAAGTTAGAAAGACAGATAATTATATTAACACTGCTGCTCGATTTATAGCCGATGGGAAAGTAATAGCTTGGTACGAAGGCGGATCTGAAATAGGGCCAAGAGCTTTAGGACATAGAAGTATACTAGGAGATCCAAGATCGGTCTCTATAAGAGATTTTTTAAATCTTGAAGTAAAGAGTAGAGAATCTTACAGACCCTTAGCCCCATCAATTTTAAAAGAATATGCAAAAGAATGGTTTGGTATAGAAGAGAGCCCATTTATGCTTAGATCAACAAAAATATTAAAAGATTCTCTACCAGGCATTGCTCATGTAGACGGCACATCTAGGCCTCAGGTGCTTGATGCAAAAGACAACCCAAATTATTATAATTTAATTCTATCTTTTTTTAAGATAACTGGTATTCCCATGATTTTAGACACCTCATTTAATATTAAAGGAGAACCAATAGTAGAAACCCCTGAAGATGCGTTAAAGAGCTTTCTTAGGAGCAAAATAGACGCTCTAGTATTCCCTGGGTTGATAATAACAAAGAGATGAATGACTTATTTTTTATTTTTATAAATTTATTTTTCATGTATATATGGTTTAATACAGATGCATTTATAGAATACTGCAGATATATAAGATATTTTTCTTATAAATTTAAAGTAAAAGAATACCTTTCTTTTAGGGACAAATATCCTAATATTTCTTATCACGCTTTTCTTATATTAAATTATAATAATTTTTTTATTAGACTTATTACATGTCCCTCATGTTTAGGAGTATGGCTTAATTTCGTGACGGTATTATTCTATAATAATAAAGCGTTTTTCTTTAGTAATTTTGCGTTAAATATGATATTATATTATATATTGGCTATACTTAAAAATAAATATGACAGAATCAACAATTTTTAATTTAGAATCTTTTGTTGAATTTTTGAAAAAAAATAATTTCAACTCGCACCAAAGACTCAATAAATTTTCAGAAGTTGTAAAATTTTTTGACAATTCCTTAGGGGGATGCGGATGCAACAAAAATACTAGAGTTAAATTTGCCAACGATTTTTATTTTAATTTTATAAAAGAAAGCACAGACCATATAGATGGAGTCATTTTTAAAGAATTATCTTTTTCTAAGCAGATAGTTTTTGTAGACAAAAATAATACTATAATTAAACAATTTTAACGCTTGACTTTATTAAAAAAAATAATTAGCATTGTACTTACTGATGCATTTTAAAGAAGCGATAGGATACGACGACATAGCTTTATTGCCAAACTTTTCAGAAATTACCTCTAGAAAAGAGGTAGACACTACAACAAAGATTTCGAAAAACAATTATATTGATATTCCTATTATTCTATCTCCTATGGACACGGTCTCTTCTGTAAAGGCTTGCATAAAATTAAATAGACTTGGTGCCGCAGGAGTTCTGCATAGATTCTTATCAATCGAAGACCAAGTTAGCAAGGCTATTTATATAAGAAACGAAAGTAATTTCTGCATAACAGCAATAGGTTTAAAAGATGCGCGAAATAGGTTGGAAGCAACCGCACCTTATACAGACATTTTTTTTCTAGATACGGCTAACGGATTGTCTTCTAATGTCGAGGATTTTTTAATTAATTACAAGCAGTCTAATTTTCAACAAGATATTATTGTGGGTAATACCCTAACGAAAGAAAGCGTATATAGATTAGCTAATTTAAGGGCCGATGGATTTCGACATCTTATTGGGCCAGGAAGCATGTGCCTTACTCAAATAAAAACTGGGATTGGATGCCCGAGCGTAACAGGCCTTTATTATGGTTGGAAGGCCGTAAGAAATTTTCAATTATCCAATTTAGATTATTTTCGTAATGAAAATCCCAAAGAAGAAAACCGCCCTAGTATTTTAGCAGATGGTGGTATTAGATATCCTCGAGATCTTGTTAAGGCTATAGCTAGTGGAGCAGACGCAGTTATTTGCGGAAGGATATTTGCCGGTCTGAGAGATGTAGTAGATGAAGAGAATATTATAGAGAAGCATGGTCGTTATTACGCTAAATACAGAGGCATGGCCAGCAAAGAGGTTGTCGAAGATTATGAGTTGTATGATGGCTCTAAAAAGAATCTATTTGTAGAAGGAGATAAAACTCTTGTGCCTCTTCGAGAAGATAAGACGATAGAAGATATTGTATTTGATTTTGCAAACGGTCTTAGAAGCGCTATGAGCTATTTAGGTTTTAAATCTTTAGAGAAAATGAGAGGCGGAATTTGGGAAGATAGAATTAGAATAGTTAAAGTTACTTCTAATAATATGTATGAGAGCTTTTCTCATGGCAAAATGAGTATTGACAATATATAATATATATAGTAGCATATCAAAATGAGATATTTTAAATATATTACAATTATTTTAGTAACAATTTGGGTTATTTTTTGTTCGAATTCTAATGCTCAGGATTTTCAATCAAATGACTACAACAAATCAAGGATGACTTATTTTCAAACGAAAGCAAAGATTGAAAGGTATCAAAAAGATATTTATCACTATAAAGCTCAAAAATTAGCATTAATGTCTAATGGAGATTTTAAATCAAAAACCTTTAAAAGAATTTCTTCTTCTCTCGAGAAGAGAGAAAGAGACGTCGCAAGACTTCAAATTATCAAAAATAATAGTGGCGTCTTTTCTTGTCAAGTCCCCAAAGATTTTATCCAACCAGTAGAAAGGAATTTACTGAATGAGTAATAAATTATTTATCTTAAAAAAGATGATTGGTAAGAAAATCGTAGTAATTGAAGACCTTGCAAAGTTTATAACTTGGTTTGGGATAGTCGAATCGGTCAAAGACGAAGAGACTTTGGTGGTAAAAAACGAAAATGAAGAAAGCTTCAATGTATCAATTTTTAATATTAGAAATCCATATCAAGATATAATATAATCATACTATGAGTGATAATAACGCAGATATCCTTCTTAAGGAGCGCGAGAAAATAAATAAAATTTTGAACCCTGAAGCTAAATCTGAATATAAAGTTATTGACGATGCACTCGATAAAAGCGCTTTCTTTTCTTTACAAAAGGTACTAATTGATTATAGTGCATTTCCTTGGTATTATGGACCCAGCGTTACATTCCCTGGCGATTCTGATAATAAATATTGTTTATTTTATCATTTGTTTTATTCTGGTCCCAGGTCTATGCCATCTCAATATTTTAATTTGATTTTACCTATATTAGATATTATTAAACCAAATTCCTTAGTTAGGATTAAGGCTAATCTTTACCCAAACAGTGGAGATTACCACGAGCATGACATGCATGTAGATTTTTCATTTCCTCATAAAGGTGCAATATTTTTTATTAACACAAACAATGGATTTACTATTTTAGAAGATGGCACGAGAATAGAAAATAAAGAAAACAGACTGTTGCTGTTTGATACCTCTAGGCCTCATACAGGCACAACATCTACAGATGCATCTGTAAGATGTAATATAATTTTTAATTATACATAATTTATGCTTGATTCGCAAGAGAATCAAATAGAGATTGATGTTTTCACTCCTTACTTAAGGGCTTACGATAGAGCTCCCATACATAGAATTACAAAGAAATTTAATAGGAATGAAAGATGTCCTTATACGGATATAAAATTCAAAAAATGTTGCGGTAAAGATGGTAAAAACTTTTGTCCAAAGCTCACAAAAGATTATATAGATAATTTATAATGGATTTAAAATATGCAGATGTTGTTATAGGTCTCCAATTTGGGGACGAAGGGAAAGGCAAAGTCAGTAGTTTTTTATCCAAGGACTATGATATGGTTTGTAGGTTTAATGGTGGACCAAATGCTGGGCACACGGTCTATATTGAAAATATAAAATATAAAACTCATGTTATACCTTGCGGAATTTTTTATAATAAAACCAGCATAGTTGGTCCAAATTGTGTTTTAAATTTAGACAAGTTTTATCAAGAGATTGAGTATTTAAAAAATAATGGTTTTGATATAGATTTAATTAAAGTTAGTCCATATACTCACGTGATAACTGATAAGCATATACAGTGCGATTTAGAATATTTACAAGAAAAATTTGGTACTACTGGGCAAGGTATAGCTCCGGCTTATTCCGATAAAATGATGAGGAGTGGGCTTAGAGCAGAAAGTTCAATAGATAAAAAATACATATGGGATGGTAATCTAAAAGGCAAAGTCTTATGCGAAGGAGCGCAAAGTTTTTGGCTAGACATTAATTATGGTAATTATCCTTATGTTACTAGTAGTGAAACCCTACCTTATGCAGCTTGTTCTTTGGGTTTTTCTCCTAAAAAAATTAATAAAATAATTGGTGTAGCAAAAATATATGAAACCAAAAGCGGTGTTGATCCTCTTTTCCCGGACCTTTTGCTTCAAGATTTGATTTTTAATAAGATTATAGAACTTGGCAAAGAATTTGGAACTACTACAGGCAGAAAGAGAATAGTGAATTGGATGAGGATAGATAGATTGATATATGCTATAAACAAAAGTGGGATTAATTATTTAATCATAAACAAGTGTGATATCTTAGAACGGGTAAATCAATTTAAATTAATTTCTGATTCTTTGAAAAATCAGATCGAAGATTTTAAAAATTTAAATGATATGTGTGCTTTTATAAATACCTTTATAAGAAATAATTTAGACGAATGGGTTGATATAAAATATTCTTTTAGTCCAGAATATATTTAGATATTAATTGTCCTTTAAGGCATACAAGAGGCTTATTATATCTATTTTTGTTTCCCATAAATTATTTTGCATTATTTTTTTTATATATGTGTAATAGTTTTTAAATGAGTCTAACAAAATTTCGACCTATTCCTTCTTGTCCGAAGACTACTATAATTTTAGACAGGTATAATAAACCTCTTAAATGTTTTCAAGGATATAGCATTAGACCAGATATTTGGATACAACCTGATAAAAAATGTCCTAGATTTTTGAGTCACAGATGCACACCATGTAAGTGCAAGCGGTATCCCTTATGTAGTTCTTCAACAAGGAGAAGAGTCAAAAGTTGGTCAACAGATTTTATTCCGCATCCTACTGATAAAGGAAAGGGGTGGGTTTGTTGTACACCTATTTTTGAGTGCGTATCAGGTAATGCACCAGACATATCTATGCCACCAGAATGTAAAACTTGTGTTTGTCCTTTTGGTGGAAATCCAGATAATCCAGACCCCCATAGCATATGGGATCACTTTAGGGTTGCTACTATTCCTTGTCCTTCGGCGCCATTCTGCAAGCCTGGAACAGTTCCTAAAGCGTTAGGCATAGGACCTGATGGATGCATGAGATACATTTGCGTTACAGCTCCTCCCTCTATTCCTGATTGGTGCAAAACTGCGCGAGTAGATTGTACTAGAATACCTGGTCATGTTTGCTGTGGTGGATCAGGTGAACCTCCATTACCATGTGGTAGACCGGGTTTTCTCCCTTGCCCTTCTTAAAGAAGGTTAAATAAAATAAACTTCTAAATGTGTTTTTTTGTCTACAACAGAGAAACTTTGAAACATTAAACTGGCTCGGATTGTATTGACAAATTCTGACCATGCTTCATTAGTTTTTTCAACTGTGTAAATTTTTCCTGGGGTAGAGAATTCTGCTGATAAATTTTCTGTTTTTTTATTTTCTTCTCCAATAATAAATTCCCAATTTTGATCAATTTTTTCTTTATGGTTTAGATTTTTAGGATTGTCTATTATTTTTTTTATGAAACTTTCGTCTTCTTTAATATTTAATCTTACATTTAAGTAATTTATAACTCTATTCTTACAAGTACAGTTAGGATTATCTTTAGCACTTATTAAGTCTATTGCTAGTTCTGGATATTTTGTTTTGATTTTATTAAAAGCGTCTTCGTCCTGAATGATTAAATCGAAGTAGCGGTCTATATAGGAGATATCATTTATTGTCATTATACTATATAATATATTTTTTTTAAAAAGTTTCTATTTTTTTTTGTATTTGTGTAAATCTTTTTGGCCTTATCGGGTGAATTCGGTAAAAGCCCTCAAACATAAAAAAGTTCTTTGAAATATGAGGGTAATGCCGAGCCAAGCATATATCACGGCCTAAAAGATATATGAAGGTGTAGAGACTAATTCTTGACCTGCCGTAGGAATAAAAGAGACACGAGCGCCCGAAGTTATCTAAAGAAGATAACTAAGACATAGTCCGATCTTAATGGTAACATTAAGTTTTAAATTTAAAAATTTAAAAATTAACTATATGAAAATGCAAACTGCAAGTTGCTCCGCATGGAAATTATCTAACTTTCATACCGTCCCGCGAATGGCCCCATCGTATAAAAGTTAAGGTTAAAAGACCATCCACTTAACCGTGAAAACAAGTAGTAAGGCTAAATCATGAATCTAATAAAAAATACAAGAGCAGGGTTACCTGCCGACTTAAGTTCAACAGAATTAAGAAAAATACTTTCTGTAAATGATGAAAATTTTAAACAATTTTCTAAAGATCATCTTCTTACAGAAGAAGCGCTTTTCTATAAAACAGGATTTTTTTGTCCTAAAGGAAATTCTATATCTAAAAGATCTGATAAAGAAGACATAAAAGAATATAGAATAAATAATTATGATGGATTTTGGAAGGAATCTGGATGGATACCTCAAAGAAATAATAAAATCTATCTTTCTAAGCCTCGAAGTCATTGTCCTAAAGATTTATTGCCTTACAGCTCTTTGGATAAGACAGGAGTTTATATTAGTGTGAATTGGTCTGGATATCAAGACGATTACGACAATGACAAGTATTGTGTTGCAGGGATTTTGAAACAAAGTCTTGCAGAAAAGGGGAAAACAAGATCTTTTCCTTATAGGAATGTCTTTGAGATTTTTGAGCATAGCGGTTTTCAATATAAAGATATATCAAATCATAGATTTTATTTAGAGAGTGGATATAGACACGGACAACCAATAGGTTACAATAAAATATATTTTCAATCTGGTCTAAATCCTTCAGAAGTGGCAAATTATAAATGTTTCTTAGTTCCCAACAGAAGAATTACAGACTATGACAATAGATTAGGGAAAATACATAGAACTTATATTCCCAGTATGGATTTATTAAATGAGCCTCACAATGTTGTTAGATATAATGCCTTTTTTTATACAGGTGAATTACCAATAGTATATTTAACTGGCGCTAATAATCAAGTTAAAAGAGGTTTTGGTTTTGGATCTGCGTATCAACACTCGAATTCAAAATATATATTAAATACAAATTTTAATAATTTTAGAGTTAGAGCTACAGGAATATATGGAGAAAGCATATCGAAAACTATTTCAATATTTAATACTGGGAATATCACAGAAAGATTTTATATTGGCATTAATAATCCTTCGGTCATATCAATAGATCATTACAAAACCCCTGGAATACCAAATTATGGCGTATGGACTTACGAGAGCCAACCAAATAAAACATATGGTCAAATTATAGATAAAGTTTATAAAGTAGGTAGAGAGGCGAATATTAATTTTAATATTAAAATCAATACAGCAGCCTTACCTGCAAATAAAGTGAATACAGTATTTCTAAATATATACAGGATTACTGGTGGCAATATTCCATTCAATAATGAACAATTTCCATCAAAAACCCCAGAAAAATGGTTTGAGAATAAAGGGTGGGGACATAAAAACAAAAGAGCCCCTTTTGAACTAAAGGAGATTATAAATACAGGTTATTTTTCACAAAAATATGTTTTGCCAATAGATATTTACGCAAGAACGAATTCGAGTAAAGTTGTTGAAGATAATATCTTTTATCAAAATTTAGCTAGCGGAGACTACAAACCCATTAATAGTATTGGGCAACCAATTGATATTAATCCAGAAAGCGATAATAAATACGTAGATTTAAATAAACAAATAGGATTGACTTTCTATAATATAGGAGAAAACACCAAAGATTTACGTGTAAAGCTGGATACATTAGCAAAAATCAAAATGAAGGGCCTAGAAGAAAGCATTTAAAATGTCACAAATTACTTCAGTAAAAGTTCTAGAAAAAAAATTAAACCCTAGCGGTAGTGTACTTTTTGATGAGTATATTCAAAAATTTGTTTCTAACTATCTTTTTACTTGGGGTTTGCATAATGATAATACTTTAAATATTTTCTATGGGGCTAATCCTCCAATTCAATTAGAAGGAGTGAGTAAAGTTTATAGAGGATATGCGCTTGGTGGTGCTAATGACAGAAGAAAAATAATAGCGAACGCTTGGGACGAAAGCACTCCTCAAAACGCAAAAGATTTAACGGGATTACGTGATATCGATGGGGAACATGTGCATGGATTAGCCTTATTAAATAATGGTACAATAACTGGTTGGACTAAAACTGGATACGTGAACGCAATGGGAAACAGACAATGGGCGACTGAAAATAGTACTTTATGGAAGCAGTCTAGACATTCTGTAACCGGTGGTAAATTTTTAACAGGCGTTAAAAAAATTGGCGCAGATTTTCAAGCTAGTTTTGCTTTATTAAGTGGAGATATTCTTACTGGTTGGGGCAATATGGGAGAGACTTGGATCAATCCGGGATACGCATCGATTGGGAGAGGACCAGCTGTTTATTTTATAAATAAAAATGATAATAGAAAAAAATGGAAAGCATTTAATTTTGGTCATAATTTGCCTTTTCAACCAGCTTCAGTTAAGTGGAATTGGTATAAGAATGGTATAGCTTCTTATGAGTCTGGAAATGCTACCCATGTTGTAAGGACATACTTTCAAAATTGGTCTGCTGATGCTCAGCCTCAATTAAGAGGTCTTTTCTGGCCGGAAGGTTTACCCACAGCGAGTGGGAAATTTTCTTCATATGTTTCTAGTAACTATGAATTATCTGTCCTTACTGTAAGCGGAGGCGATAATTGGATTACAACATCTGGATCAGCCCAAAGGAATAATAATAATCCTTATGAAAGAGTAGTAATTGGTGGGCCTAAATCTTGGGTTGGTGGATTTATGTACGTTAAACCCTCTAGGGATACTTATTATAATCCTACTCTATGGAATCTGCCAGCAATTTCACAAAATCCTCAAACATCTGGATTTGGTCTCAAAACTATTTTATTAGAAAATGATGGAGACATTTGGGTTTCTACTGATACTGGTTTTCAAAATTGGTCTACAAAAGGTATTAATAAAAAATGGTTAGGCCTAGCTTATAATGCTGGCGCATCAGTTTCTTTTAGAACTCCCATAAGTAATATATTAGTATCAGATAATTTTACTTATGGCAAATATATAACAGCTTTTACAAATAGCGGATATTTATGGGTTTCTAATGATACAGGAGAGACTTGGGCTCAAAAAGGTACTCTTCAAAATTGGTCTTGCGCAGCAATATCTGCAGAAGGTCGATATCAAATAGCTGGTGCAAATAGTGGCTATCTTTGGAAATCAGAAGATTATGGTCAGAATTGGACGCAAATTACAAATTTAGGAATAAAAAATTGGAAATCAGTTTCTTTGTTTGGGCCATCAAAAGATTGGGTTGGAAAGTATGATACTGGCAGAAATCTAATAACAAATGAATTTGCCGAAGCGGCTTATATTAGCGCTGTTTCCGAAGATAATCTTTGGATTTCTTATGATTCTGGTACGAGCTGGAACTCAAAACTAGGTGGAAGCGTTTTTTCTTTAAATAATGGAACTGTATCAGGTCCAACTAAAATTATTGGTGGAGAAGATGATACTTTAATTCCAGATAGTGGACTTATGTTTGTAGCGAACAATTTAGGAACAGATGGTTATTATACTGGTCCAGCTTCTCCAGAAATTCCATTTGCTAGTTATCCAAATATATATTTAACAGGAGTGAAAGACTTCGACGTAGGTCAAAATTATATAACTATCTTATTAAAAACTGGTTCAGACGAGTTGTTTCAATTGTCTGGGTTTGGCAACGCTCGTCCTGTAAGGTTAAATAAAGATGGATTAAACAATGTTAAAAAGGTTGTATCTACTAGAGACCATACTTTTGCTTTGGTAAAAAACGGAGACAGGTCTATCATATCTGGTTGGGGCTTAGAAGAGACAAACTTAAGTCAGTTTGAGCGATGGATTTGGAATTCTTATGGAGGCATTAGTGGATGGTTTAGTGGTTATATTCATGGAGCTAAAGACTGGACAGGAATTAAAGATTTTGATATTGGGTACAATCACGGTATAGCTATCTTTGAAGATGATCGGGCTTCTGGATGGGGCGGAGAGCAACCAGTAGAGGTTAAAGGACTTATTGGACAAATTAACAATAGATACAAAAACGTTAACGAAAAAGAAGTAAATTTTTATTTAGATACTCCATCTTTTAGCGGGAACGAGATTAGCTATTATACTGATGTTGCAGATTGGATATTTAAATACGATAATTCTTTAGACAGATGGATACTTACCGAAAGCGAAAATCAAAACAATGTAGCATATATGGCAAGATCAGCTGGATCTGGAGGATTAGTAGGCAGCTGGGATGGAGTAGGAAATTATAATGGTCAAGAATTAGAAGTAAAAAATAATTCTGTTCAAACTATATATCCAGTAGAAGCTGGGGAAACTTACATTTCAAACGTTACAGACGTTGATTGGATAGATGTTCCAAATAAAAATCAAATTTTTTCTTGGAATAGAGCGATTGTTTATACTGGTAAAAAAATTAATCAAATTCAAATTTATAATTTTCCATCTGGTTTTGGATATGGTCAAGAAAATGAGTTTAGCTATTTGGGCGGCGGACAAGAAGAGATATTAGACAGCAGTACTTATGGTTCTGTTTGGACAACTGGATTTATTCTAAATAATCAAAATTCTCTTTTAGGACCCTCAATTAGCATAAGTAAAGACGGTAGATATCAGACTATGGTTTCAGATAAAATTTATGTATCTCAGAATTCGGGTCAGAGCTGGGTAGCTGCTTTAGATCAAACAGGATGGAAAGACATAGCTTTAAGTAAGAACGGACAAACGCAACTTGCGATTCAAAATAGAACTTATCCTAAAAATTGTGATCAAATATGGATTTCAAATAATTACGGAGTCACATGGAATGATCCTGGTACTAGCTTACCTGATATAGCTGGAGCAATGGCTTGGAGAGAGACTGAAGTAGGCGGAAGAATGAATTCTATTTTACCCGTACAAACAGATTCTAGCGCTCCGCTCTCGGATTTACTTGTTTTTTCTAGTGGAAATATAAAATATATATATTCTTTGCAAGATAATTTATTCCAAAACGGATTGGATCTATTTGATATACCTGAAGGAGAAAACTGGATAGGAGGAGCAGTCTCAAGCGAAAGCGATTCTTTCTTTAAATACTTAACTTTTATTAGAGACAATAAGCCTATTTTAGTATCTTCAAATGTCGGAAGCACATTTACTGAAAAGCTTGCATCTGGAAAATGGTTAGATGTAGCAATGAGTAAAAATGGAAAATATCAAATAGTGACTTCATCGGGTCAGGGAGTTTGGATGTCTCAAGATTATGGCAGTGAATGGTATGCGCTTCCATTTTTTACAAATGCAGTTTATCCTAAGGTTAAAATGAGCGAAGATGGAAGATATCAAACAGTTCTTAGACATAATTTTGGAATTCATACGTCTAAGGATTACGGATTATCTTGGCAAATTCAATCTAATCAAAATAATTGGAAAGACTTAGATGTTTCTTCTATTGGTACAATGCAAGTAGCTACCGCTATAAGCGGAGTAACTTTGACTGCGCCGAATACTTCTTTTTATTCAAGGTCTTTAACTAGTAAAAAAATTGAAGCTCGCACGAAACTTTATCCGACAATAGATTATCCACTTACAGTATATAGAGAAAGCTCTGGAGTAAGCGCGAGCAATCCAATACTTAAAAATGGATCAACAGAAGTATTCTTGTATCAAAGGAACTCTAAAGATGCGCGGTGGGCATTATCTTTGAAATATTCTTGCTGCGGTAGCACAACAGTTAGAGAGAAAGAAATTACAACAAGAAGAAAGAGTATAAACGAGATAGGCTACGCTCTTCCTCCTTCTGGAGAATGGGGAACTTTTTCAATAGAAAGTTCAGGATCTTTCTTTAAAGATTTAAATGTTAGTGGCTTAAGGTTAGATTTTAATACGGCAAATCTTATAGATCTTATAGATGAGAGAGTAGGATATATGAATGATCTTAGATATAATATAAATTATTCTAAGATTCTTCCTAATTATTCAAATGATAGTCAGATTAGTTATTGGCCAGATAATGTTATTAAACATTCTAAATTTGGAAGCAATATTTTAGTTCAAGATGCAGAATCTTCAACTTGGAAATTTAATGCAGACGACTTAAAATTGAGTAACCCACATATGACTGGATTTGTTGCTAGATTTAGCGCGGATCCAGGGGTAAATTGGGATCAGCAAATTATTTGTAATGGTTATCCAGTTTCAGTTAACTTGCAAGGGATTTTAAACGATGAACCCTTAAGAACAATAGACTATCAAACTTCAGGATCTTTTGATGGAGCTAAATGGTATATCTTATTAAAAGTAGTAGGCCAAGGCACAGGAACACCTTTGTATAATGTGAGCTCAGGAAGCAAATTTGTATGGAAAGCTCCATATATTTACGATAAAGCATCTAATACTAAATTGCCTATGAGTGGAGAAATATATTGGGGCCCAGCAGTAGCGTCTGGTTTATCTGTCTGGCAACCATGTCCACACGGTAGAGTATTTTCTCAAGCAGGAGGGGTTTGCTATCAATATCAAATAAGAATATCGCATCCCTTGATGTATTCTGGCGGCTTTACTTTACCTGGAAATCCAAGAAATATCTGGCCTCTTTTAAGTACCACAGGGATATATAGCGGATCTTATCTATGGAATGGTAGAGAAGACGAATCAAGTGGTCTCGCTCCAAGCCTCTCTCTTCAAAGAGGAAAAGAATATAGATTTATTCAGAAAGGCCCAATAAACAGTGAAAATAAATTAAAGATTTATCCTACAAGCGGAATTCATGTTTTTGAGCACGACGCTAGTAACGCTTTGGATTATCATTGCATAAGAGTCATTATTGATTCAGATACGATATCGGATACTTCTATAAGATGGTCGAAAGGCGATGGAACTTATTTATCTAATTTTACGGGACAATTTCCCAGCACCAGAGGTTCTAATTTTATAGGAACTTTTTATCAAAAAGATATAACTGGTCTTGTTGTAAATGAGTCTAATCCAAATTTTAGAGAATATGTTTATAATGACGTTACGGGGAATTGGGTAGCTTCTGGTCAAAGTAAAATAACAGGAACAATTATTTATGACAATAAAGTTCATCCCGCAGAATTTTGGAGATTCGCTGATGGATCTACGTTTAATACCTGGGAGAGTAATTTTATTAATGGTCAAAAAGCGCTTAATTCATATGCCTTCATTAGGTCTGGTGGTCAACAAATACCTTTTTATGGTATTATGCAGCAAACATCTAGAGATATTAATTTTGAAGCAAGAAATCCAAGCGGTAATCAAAATAATACAAAAAATATTTGGGGCGGGAGATTTGGCATAATAGGCAAAAATGAATTTACTAGCGCCAGCAATCATTTTGTTGAGATGCCTCCAGGATATATTGTTCCATTTGATATACATGTTTGTACAGATTACAATACTCCAAATGATACGTCTTTATGGGATAAATTATTAGCACCGCTTCCTGTTAGGAGTGGAATATTTCAATTTTCTGGAATTGAAACCTCTGGTCATTTCTTTAAAAACAAGTTTGATTATTTCTCGGCAAGAAAAGAGATTATTCTTTCTGCAGATGCAATTTCTAATATAATCTTTGTTCCCCCAACGCAAGCTAGATTACAAGCAAATGAATTAATTTTTTGGACGGGCCAAACCTCGAATGGTCCCTGGCAAGAAGTAACTGGGCGAGTAGAAGGCTTTAACGGTAAAGCAGCGAGCATTTGGGGTGGAACTCAAAATTTTTGGAATGCAAATTCTTTAGAGTATGGACCAGAGGCCACTCTTGACAGCGTTTTTGGTAATGTATGGCAGCTTATACAGATTTATATTCCAAACACTAGCTTAAATCTATCTAATATATACGCTAAAATTGGCAGGAAAGGCACAGCTTCAAACTGTACTACTTGCGGACATACAACTATCTCGATAGTTGGAAAGGCTGAAACCTTACCAGTAAATGTAAAAGGTGGATACATGCAATTAATAAGCGGACAAAATAATTTTATCTCTGGTTCAGATTATCGCGAAAGAATAAATTCTGTATTTAAAGGCAATATTTATGCTTGGTCTTCTGATCCCGCTTTTGTCAAACAGATTCCAGTATTATTGACCGGCGCAGTAGATTATATTAATTATCAATAACAAGGCTGGCAGTTTTCATTCCAAGGATATCTTGTAGCGAAAATTGAATTATTTAAATAATCGTGGTAACATGCAATCTGATATTGATAACAAGAATCCTCACGCATTGCACTACCAAAGCAAGAAGTACCGCCGGTTGGGCAGCTGCAACTCATGCTAAGTATTGCTCCGCTTTGGTTATTTGTTATGCTTGCGCCGTAAAATCGAAAATCTCGCGTCCCAGGGTTAATAGAAAAACTAGCACCCGCTGTTTGGTATTTTAAAAGTATAAAGTATCTGCCCCCATCCTGTGAACGATAAGGAGTACGATCAGAAGCTTCTCCGCAATGATTATTAGAGAGGCTTGTACCCGCGCTACTTGCGCAAGTAGTTGATCCACCACATCCACTGTCTCCTCTAAATCTAGCATGTTTAGCATGCATAGGACGATTTCCACTAGTCCATGACTCACTAAAGCGATAAGTACAGTTTCCAGGCAAAAAAGCCATAAGATTTATGCTTGTGGGATTTCGTTATTGTATCTATAACAATGAATATATTCTTTAATATTATTATTTTCGTCTATGCAATGCTTCTGAATCCTTCCAAAAGCAGTATTGCAGACAAATTTGAGGTCTGGATTAGAATCAAATTCATCGGCTACACTGCATTCTTCTTTTTCTAATTCAAAATTAATCTCATTACAGTAGATCATATATATATATATTACACAAATTCTTAGGTATTTTCTACTTATTTTTTCGTGTAACTTCCAATACCTATGCGTTTCACAAAAATCTTTGTTAAGAATAATTTTGAGGATTTGAAGGAATCAACCGCTTGGGGCCCTCGACCCGGGGGGTGGGAATGCATTGGTTGCGGGTGCATTTGGGGTTGTCCAAGTCCATCGCCTAGTCCAAGTCCATCGCCAAGTCCAAGTCCATCGCCAAGTCCATCGCCTAGTCCAAGTCCATCGCCAAGTCCATCGCCAAGTCCAAGTCCAAGTCCATCGCCTAGTCCAAGTCCAAGTCCATCGCCAAGTCCAAGTCCATCGCCTAGTCCAAGTCCAAGTCCATCGCCAAGTCCTAGTCCAAGTGGTACACCTTGTGATGGACTACCAGAACCACAGCCAGATTGGGAGTGTGATAAGGAGGAGGGAGATAAAGCTGATTGCCTTCTCGAACTCTTCGAGGCAAGTTTGGTCTGTGAAAATTTAGAAGCAAAAGCAGATGCAAACAATGCAGATCCTAATTGTCCAGACCAAGGAACCGTAGAAGATTTTCCATACGATTGTGACTATTGCGAACCTGGAGTTGCATCACCAGGATTAGACTGTAGTTACTCGATAGTTAACGGTGTGGTGGTCACGGCGAGATGGGTGTGGAAACCGCCTTATGCACCTAGGACTTTTGGGGTAGAGGAAATTCCAAATTGCGTTTGGATACCTGCTTCTGATGGAACACATGCTGGCGATTGCTGTAGCGGAACAGGAGTAGTTTAATTCTCTGATAGATACTTTTTTCGTGTAATTTCCAATACCTATGCGTTTCACAAAAATCTTTGTTAAGAATAATTTTGAGGATTTGAAGGAATCAACCGCTTGGGGCCCTCGACCCGGGGGGTGGGAATGCATTGGTTGCGGGTGCATTTGGGGTTGTCCAAGTCCATCGCCTAGTCCAAGTCCATCGCCAAGTCCATCGCCAAGTCCATCGCCAAGTCCAAGTCCATCGCCAAGTCCATCGCCAAGTCCATCGCCAAGTCCATCGCCAAGTCCAAGTCCAAGTCCATCGCCTAGTCCAAGTCCAAGTCCAAGTCCATCGCCAAGTCCAAGTCCATCGCCTAGTCCAAGTCCAAGTCCATCGCCTGGTCCTGGTCCTGGTCCTGGTCCAAGTGGTACACCTTGTGATGGACTACCAGAACCACAGCCAGATTGGGAGTGTGATAAGGAGGAGGGAGTTAAAGCTGATTGCCAGGAAGAGTACGATAAGGCAATGGCAGTCTGTCAAGAGTTACAAGCAAAAGCAGATGCAAACAGTGCAGATCCTAATTGTCCAGACCAAGGAAGTGTATCAGATCAATATCCATACGATTGTATCTATTGCGTAGATGGAACTGCATCACCAGGATTAGACTGTAGTTACTCGATAGTTAACGGTGTGGTGGTCACGGCGAGCTGGGTGTGGAAACCGCCTCATGCAACTAGGACTTTTGAGGTACAGGAAATTCCAAATTGCGTTTGGGTACCTGCTCCTGATGGAACACATGCTGGCGATTGCTGTAGCGGAACAGGAGTAGTTTAATTTTTTTTTGATACATACAATATATTATTATATAATATAATATATATGAATATAGATAAAAACATAGCAAGAGCAATAGTTGAATTAGATACATTTTTTGATATAATTAAATTAAAATATCCAGAGACGCAAGAGGATATGTCTTCCTGGAAGACCGATTACAGTTGTAGTTGTGGAGCTAGATTTATTAATTTTTTAAATAAAAAATTTAAAGATGAACAAGAAAAATCTTTTATCAATTTAATCATAAAGAATGATGAAGTAATTAAGAAGGCAGAAGAGATTAGAAGCAAGGAAGAAGAAGAGTATAAGAGCAGATTATTTCACGGTAAAGTTATAAAAATGGATAAATCCCCCCAATCTTGGGAAGAATTATCTGAAACTTTATTAAAGAAAAACGCCATTTATAGGGCTTTCTCCATTATAGATAATGGAGATTCTACAATCGAAGTTAGATTTCTTTAATTATTTAAATAAATAATCTAGGAACGAGAATAAAGAGACAATCATAAGCGGCCCGAAGTTATTAAGCCTTAGGAACAATAAAATTCCTAAATGAAAAGATGCTAGAATTAATATATAAATTAATCTTGTATCTTTTAACCATAAAAATAATGGAGCACAGAATTGTATTAACATAATAGCATAATTGATAATTTTAGCAAATTTACTATTGAAAAATGTATAGACAGATTCTCTTAAAAATTCAGATTTAATATTTCTTAAATTATTCCCCCAGCCAGGATTTAGCGCTGCATATTTCAAGCCCTCTCCATGTTGCCAGAGCGAATCTTTTGATTTTGCTACCCCTGCATTAAAATATATCCAAGATAAGTATACTTGAAAAAACCTAATTGACCAACCGTTACTATGATTTTCCGGTTGAGCAGCATTTAGGAAATAATCTATAGAAAATTTTGTACCACAATCAGTGAATATTAAACATAGAAGCAATAATTTTATTACCTGATCTCCAGCCGTGCTCCAAACGGTGATTGCTCGATTTTGTATAGAAGCATAGGTTATAAAAAGACCCAACATAGAAAATTTAGTAAATATTCCCAATACAGAAGCTACGGCAAATACATAGAATAAATAATAAATTATATAAATAAAAACTTTAGATTTTCCTAATTGTGGTATTGAAAATAGCGAATAGGGAACATATAATCCTTCTTTATAATTTTTTATATAATTTTTAAATGGATATAAACCTTCTGGAGTTAGATGCGATAGTATATCTTTTCTTAGATAAATACAATCAACTAAAATAAAAGAAGTTACCAATATCCTAAAATAACTTAAAAATGTTGTGCTTACTGCATAATCGAAGAAGAAAGAATCTATAGATTTTAAGAATTCAAATAGACTCACGGTTAAGACTCCCATCGAGATTCGTAACAAAGTTTTGGAGGAGCACTTGGTTTGGGTCTTTTCTGGTAACCAAGAAGATAGTTTTTATTATGATTAATATTATATCTAATTATATATACTTTAAATGATATTAATGGGTCCTTTAATACGTCAAATGCATAATTCAATAATTTTTCTTCTGCCATCTCGTGAAAATATAGAAATGATCCATAGAAAGTAACAACGTTTTTTCTGACGGTCTTATTATGGATCTTTATGTCACCAATAGATTCTGCTGTTGATAGCAACCAATTTAATCTTTTTCCACTTTTTAATTTTATTATAAATTCATATTCTGAAGTCTCTTCTGACATGCCTGTAAAAATACCCCAATTACTAATAAAGTTTAATCTTCTAAATAACAGTCCTAGCCTTGGGAATTTGCTAATAAAAATTCTGAATGGAGAAGCTACTACACAGGCGTAAAATACAGCTACAAAAAGATAACCATATACAAATATTCTAGAAATAATTTCTTCTATCATATCTAAATGATAGATATTTTTTAAATTAAATCTAATATTAATTTGGACCTGCTCGGAGTTGAACCGAGGTCTTCTAATAATAGAAAAATAATATACTACAAGTTTAGTTGTTTTTGTTTTTTAGCTTTATATAGAGAAACAACAAACATATTTAGCGATTTTATTTTGAATACAAAACATTAATAGAATAAAAAAACTATTAATATAAAGACATCTAAATACGCAATATTCCAGTAGATGTGTCGTAGATATCACGCCGTAGGATTTTAGGCTACAGAAGTGGTCTCTTCTACGAGAGAAACTCTTGTAGAAAGATGACCTTTGTATTTAGCTGTTTTGGCAGTTAATACTTTTAAGACTTTTTAAAGAGGCCCGTCTAAACCTCTACTTGCATATTAGTTTTTATCATTAAAATCGAAACCAAATTCAGGCCCAACATTAGAAAGAACTTATATATTATATAGTATATTTTGAAAATTATCAATATATTATATATAATATATATAAATGCCAAGAACAAAAAAACAAAAGTATTATGCTGTTTATTCAAAAAATGATAACTTTTTGCACGGAGCATTTCCTATGTCGAAAGATGGATATAATATGGCCAAGAAATATATAATTAAGATTGCGGCTAATAACCGAGAAAACTTTTATATTAAAAAGAAATAGGCGTATTCTATATATTCCGGTGTAATAATATATTTATATGAAGAGACATATTTTGGAATTAGATTTTCAAACTTTTTCTGCAGAAGAAAAAAAGAAAAAAGCTCTCAATAAACCCTTTAGATTGCCAAAAGGAAGTAATAAAAAATTTGGAGTATATGTTAAAAACGATAAAGGAAACGTTGTTGTAGTTAAATTTGGAGATCCAAATATGGAAATCAAAAGGGATAACCCAGAAAGAAGAAAAGCTTACAGAGCAAGGCATAATTGCTCAAATCCTGGGCCCAAGTGGAAAGCAAACTATTGGAGCTGTAAAATGTGGAGCGCGAAACCAGTGAGTAAAGTTACTAAATCTTCAGAAATATTAACAGAAGATTTTGTTTTAGATATAGAACTTCAGGGAAAAAATAAAGGACTTTGGCATAATATTAGAGAAAAGAAAAAAAGAATGGGTAAAAATTACAAACCAGCAAAACCAGGCTCGCCTGATCGTCCCAAAAAAGACGCTTGGGAAAAAGCCCAAGGCGAATACGAGTGGGACGGCGAAGAAGAATTTAATCAAGAAGATCTTTTAAAATTAGATCCTACATTGGCTAACGCAGAGATTATTGAAGAAAATTAATTAGATTTGTGTAAATTACTGTATGCTTGGCATCGGTGATTTAGAGTACTTATCTTATAGAACTGGCTTAAGCGAAGAAAAGGTCATCTTACTATCTGAGTCTCAAGAAGATTTAGATTTAATTATAAATGAATTAGCAAAAGAAGAAATAGAAGATGGTCTTCTACATATTAGTTTTGAACTTTTTACTAAGTTATATGTTTATAGAATAAGCTCGGAATTAGATTTTAAACTAAAAGAAAAAAGCTATGTTAGTTCTACTATTAGTTCTATATATCCTAAACTAGAAAGACATAAAATAGAAAATGTTACAATACAAGAAGATTGGGAAAGCTTATGGAAACCAGACGAAGAGATTGCAAAATATTACTTTGTTTTACTAAGCATGTTTAAAGATAGCCTTGAAAGACGCAGAAGATCTTATCCAAATTTAAATATGTTTTATTTAAAAGCTGTCGAAGGCTTTGAGAATTCAAATAAGAAAGAACTAGCGGCGCATTTAAAAGTTTGGATTAACTTAATGAGAAGAATGAAAGAAGAATATTGGGTTTGAAATATATATTGAACATTTTTAATTTAGTGTAATCTATACTAAATAGTGAATAAGCTTAAAAATTTATTCAATTGGTTTGGATGGAAAAGTAAACTAACATTAGTACTTTTGATCAATGGGACGATAGCTTATTATGGGGTTCAATTTGGATTTTATTTAGCAAAAGATCATAGTATATCTAAACTTCCTAATTCTTGCTTTGTTGATTCTGTGGCATTTGCTTCTTATGCTAATTATATATTATCTAGTAAAAATACATGGGCTCAAATTTATGCTTTTCAATATCATTATACAGATGAATTAAATAATTTTTCAACTATTTTTAATAAAAATTTAATAGAGCGCACAGCTTCTATACCCAAGTATAGAGGACACTCAATATGCGTTTTCGAATATAAAGGTATACTCTGGGTTTATGATAGTAATCATGGAACAATGCCAGTTGGTGTTGCTGGTAATAGATCAGAGTATCAAATAAGAATAACAAAATGGATTGAAAAGAA